AGGTTGCTAATATATTAGAGTTTGCATTTGTTGAAATAACATTTGAGGTAATTCTCGTATTGTTAGAATTGTTTATATTGGTATTTAAAATATTTTCGTTCAAGTTTGATGTTATACTATTAGAGGTCGCTAATATATTAGAATTCGCATTTGTTGAAATAACATTTGAGGTAATCCTCGTATTGTTAGAATTGTTTATATTGGTATTTAAAATATTTGTATTCAAGTTTGATGTTATACTATTAGAGGTTGCTAATATATTAGAGTTTGCATTTGTTGAAATAACATTTGAAGTAGTAAGAGTATTAAAAAATTGTATAGAATGATTAGCTGACACAATAGAATTTAACATATTTGATGTTGTAGATACATAATTAGAAGTATCCAATATAACATTTCTGTTGTTTTTCATAAAATTTCCTCCAATTGAAATATCTTTAGAAATATCAACATTTCCCGAATCATTAAAAATTATAACATTACTCGTTATATTATCAGAAGCACGTTTTATACAAAACAAAGAATTAGAATTAGATATTGTCCAATCGCATTTTGTATTATCTCCAAAAATATCATTATTTCCTTGTTTAAAGTTTATATTAATAGTTCCATCGCCGGAATCTCTATCATCTTGAAGAGTTAATGTAACATTACTTTGAACTAAATGTAGAAGTGTTTTTGGATTTGTTATTCCAAAACCTACATTTAATATATCCATTGATTAATTATATGGGGCTGTCTATATAATTATATTTATATTAATATTTAATAAAAAAAATGCGGTATTATATAGATTAATGAACTTTTAGTTTAAGCTCATTAATCTCTATTTGTTGATTATTAATTTTTTCAGTTAATTCTTGTATGGACTTTGTCAATAATGGAATTATTGAAGAATAATCGATTGTATAATTATCGGTTTCGCTGGATGGACAATTTACAACATTTGGAAATATTGTTTCTATTTCTTGAGCTATAAAACCATACCTTTTTTTATCTGTTAATTCGTTTTGATCTAATAGAAAATAAGATACAGGATTAATTTTATTTACAAGTTCGATAACAGAATTTATTTGTGTTATATTTTTTTTATATCTTATATCGCTAATATGTGTTATACTAGTGCAGTTAATATTTCCAACAACATCTAACTTATGGGGAGTATCTATAGAAGGCGTTTTTCCAATACCTACTTTATCGTGAGCAACAGCAATTGTTGCATTTAAGGGTGTAAAAGGTGTTCCATTATTCCATATTTCGGTAGCAGTCCAACTTGATGATGGTTTTGGATAATATTCGTCAAGTTGTTCGGCGGATTTATTTAAATATAAATGTCCAACATCATTATTTAGTTTTGATTTCCAATATGCTGTGTAATAAACCTCTTCTGTCGTGTTTGGCATATCTTCATAAGATCCTGATACATTTGCTATAAAGTTAGAATATGTACTTGATTCCGCTCCTAAATTATGCGATATCCAACACGAAGAACCCATTGTTTCTATATCATTACCATTAGGACCTGTTAATTTTATCCATCCTCCTGTTCCAATTTTTCTATATAATTGTAATCCCCACCATCGCGAGTCATATTCATAATCCATACCAATGTGACAAACTATAGATACAAGTATTTTAGATGTAATATGACATGGTTTTATATTTATAACAAAGCCATTTACAATATCATTATTTATGGGCTCCCATTCTCCACTATTGCCTGTTTTTGAATTTGTAGAAGTATATGTTTTATGTTTTGTTTGTATTGTCATTCCTTGTGAAAACTCTAGAACAAATGGTATTCCATTGAGATTATATGATAGAGCATTAACACCTCCATTAACATCTAATTGGTGATTAGGCTCGCTAATATTAACACCTATATTTCCAGATACACCATTTATCACAAAACGTTCGTTTATGATATTATCAATTCCACTTTCTAATTTATATTTATTATTAATATTTGATATTCGCCAACCGCATTTTACATTATTTTCTATATTGTTATTATTACCATTTATAAGTTCTATTGATGTATGCGAATTATTATCTATTCTACTATCTTGTATTTTTAATGTACTATTATTCCCATATATTGACAATATACTTGATGGATTAGTTGTTCCAATGCCTACATAACCATTATTTATTATAGTAAATACTTCATTTGCTTTATTTGAAATATTGACAATATCACCTAAAATATTGTCCTGTTTTACATAAAATGCTGTATTAACGTCTGTGTTAATTACCTGCAATTGTTCTGTAACATAAACATCTGTTTGTAAAATTGTACTATTTCCTGTTATTTCTAAATCTGTAGCTGTTATTTTTCCTTGAACATTTATATCACGGTCATATATGTTATTTACAATAAACCTATTATTAGTCCCATTTGCTACATTATCTGCATTAATATTATTAATAGTATTAGAAATTATATTAGAAGTTTGTAAAACATAATTAGAACTATCGTTTATTCTATTATTTAATGTTGTCGAAATTACATTAGATGTTCGCGAAATATAATTAGAAGTATTAAAGTCTAAATTGCTTGATTTGTTGTATAATATATTTGAAGTTGAAGAAATATAATTGCAAGTATTTAATATATTTGTGTTTAATGTTGTAGAAATTACATTGGATGTTCGCGATATATAATTTGAACTATCATTCATAACATCTCTCCCTTCAACTCTTAATATACCATTAGATGTATCAATATCTCCATACAGATCTATTTTATATTTTGGAGAATTTAAATTATTTTTATGCAATACCATAACATCTTTAATAGAATTATCCTCAATTTTATCAGTAACGCTAAAAAGTTTGTAATTATCAAAATTATCAATAGATTTTGATTTTATTTCGACACCATTTATTCCAGTGCTATTAAACACTATATTACTTGAATTGACAAAGTATTTATTATATAATCCTTGGTTCAAAATTTCAATCAAATCATTCCCATCGCCATCATATATTTTTCCATTCACAATAATATCATCTGCTGCGTTTATTACACCTTTTATAAAAATATCTCCATTATCAGTTATTTTTAAATTTGTAGAATTAATATTTTTTATATTATCTTTATATTTTAATTCAAATATACCATCATATGCTAAAATTTCATAACCATTGATATTTTCATTGTTATAATCTATTTTATTTAACAATGTTATATGTGGTTTTATATTTTTTACATTATAATTTTTGATTTGAATTAGAATGTTTCTTGTCTCGCTTTCGTCAAAAAAATTATAATATTCTTCCAATGCTATATTGTTCGTGAATGAATTACCATAAATATCAAAATTATTTACTACGTTTTTTACCGTATCACCTTGTGAATTATATTCTACTTTTAATAGTTTCATATTTCTGTTTATATTATTGACGGTTGAAGAAATGGAATAATTTGATGTTGATATATTTATAGTATTTACATTTGGATTATTTGGATTTACTATTGGTATAGGAACCTCTAATATTTGTAATTCATTGTTGTAATTTGTACTTATAAAATTGTTTGGTAATACATTACTAGTTTCAAATCTTATTATATTATTGCGATTTATAGAAAAGGTATCTGTTATCTCTATATTAGAATTATATCTTATTATATTATGCGTATTAGTTTTTAAGAATATATTACTATTCGCGAAACTGTTTTGAAGTTTGATTGTATTAGTGTTTAATTTTGCAATACTATATATACTATCATTATTCTCAAAAACTAATGGATCAGTATCCTCATATTTATATATATCAGTATGTATAATATTGTTGATAGTTATAATATTACTATTGTTATCAATAACATTAACTACATTTAATCCTGGAGAAATCGTAATATTGCATGTTATATTATCTGCAATTAAATATTTATTCAAATATGTAAAATTAAAATTATAGGATAAATTATAATTTTCTGTTTCCGCTTGTTCGTTTAGTTTTGTAAGAGCTAAAGTTTTATCAATATTATAGTTTATGGAATGAGACTTTACCGATATATTTTCGGCTGATATTGTATTAATATCATATGATAATGAAGGTAATATATGAATATTGCAATTATCTCCAGAATCATATAACTGGGTTATAATTATTTGATCAACTACAGTTGTTGGAATATATTTAGTAAGATTATCATTATCGCTATAATTAATATAATTAATAGATATATTGCTGGAATAATAAGTAATTGGTATATTTACATAATTTGTATCGTAAATTAATTCTTTAGTACTTTTAATTCTTGTTTTAAATATAAAGTCAGGGTCATTCCTATCCTCTTCAGTTATACTATTTAAAAAGTCATCAACCAAGTTTGTAACATTGATATTAAAGTTATAATCTGAAATATATTTTTGGTTTATATTTGTCCAAGTCGTTTCTGGTTCTGTTATTTGTACATCTATGAGTTTTACGGAAACTATACTATCTGATAAATATTGGCTTGTATATCTATTATAAACAGATACAGCCGAATTATCATATTCGCTTTTTATAACAAACGATTCAACGGGACTTTCATCATTAAATCCAAACCTGGCTCCCTTTCTATCATTACCTTGGTTGTCAAAAGCATCAATTGTAAAAACATTTTTTTCAGATAGTGATTCATTATATATACTTTCGCGAGAAGTATTTATTGAAAACTTATAATTATTTGCATGATTACCTCCATATATCGTATGTATGGTATTTGTATCACCCCCAGTATTTACCAAATTGATTGAAGCCGGTTTTTCATTATTTGTAATTTGCAATCCATATTTATCATTACAATCTATATGAAATCCAATATTACTATTATTTATATTATTTCCTAATCCAAAATGTGCTTGTGTATTTATTAGATTACCAAAGGTATCATTATTACTTTTAAATTCAATAAAGCTATTATATGCTTTTGTATTCGTATTATAAAAACTCATATTAAATTTAGACGCATTATTATCATTTTTCATAATTTTGAGTTGAACCATATTACTCGTATTCGTAATCTTGTCTATATTATCATCAAACGCACCATTATTAACATTATATATACCAATTTCTATAGAAGATGATGTTTTTGCTTCATCGGCTATTTCATATGTAATAAACTTTGCTACAGAAAAATCATTATCGACTTGTTTGATAATTAATGGAATTGACATATTATCGCTTGTTTTTGGGTGAATAACAAGACTGGAATCCGGCGTCAATAAACTAAAGTTTAAAGCTATTATATTATTTTCAATATCTTCACTTGATACATTAACTGGTTGCGTTGTTGTATATGTTGTCGCATTGTTAATAACACTTACTAAATTGGATATAGTATTTAATTTAAAATTAAAATTATCTCCATTTTTATCTATAATTTTAATATTTCCATGTACTTCTAAATCGCCATATATAGACATAGCAGATTTATTTTCATAATTAACATCAATATTAGGATTATTTACATCTATATGATAATTAGAATCAACCGTGTTATAATAAAATGACATACCATAAGTTGTTGGTTTAAATGTTTTATCAGTATAACCGATTTGCAAAGGTCCTATAACTGGAATATCATTATTTCTAATATTATTATACATATGATTTTTGTATATAAACCATTTTTCATCATTTCTCTCATTCCCTGCACCTCTTTCAAATTCGCAAATATCTATACCACTATAATCAGCATTATTATTAGCACCCCCACCTCTAACCCCCCTATATATACGAATTACTGAATAATTATTATCTTCTGTTGTTAAGTTTCTTACTTGTAATGGGGCTACAATTTTTTCATTTGTCCAACCAATACCTATTTTTTTCTGTGTATAAAATGTATCAGTATTATTGTTTGCATTTTTCAATGTTTCTATAATATTGTCATTTTGATAATATAAATCGGCATTTAAACCTTCATTAACATTAAAACCTTTCATTTTAGTAGAAATAGATGTGATATTATTATAATTTACACAAAACTTGTTTGTTGATATATCATTCAAATTGAAATAATTTTTTTGTTTTTCATACATAAAGCTTGTCGTGCGAACATTATCATTATTAATATTTAAGTAATAATGTAATGCGGTAACATCACCATTAACATCAAGAGCATAACCTTCGGCTGGTGTTAATTTGTTTATAGAGACCTTATTTTCATTAATAGATAATGTTGGTGGTGTATTTTTTAAATTAGGAAAGTTTAAATTATCTGTAAGTTGTGATATATCTGAAGATGGGTAAAAATATATATTATTTTTTTTACCTTGAACCCTATTAGTGTTTATTATGAGACTATTATCAGTAAAGTCAAGACGATGTAATCTACCTATATTAGTTTTATAATCTATTGAGTCAACTGTGCTTTTCATATATATATCAAATGTATCATCAAATAATACATCGTCTTTTATAATATTAAGCATTCCATCAAATCCGTCTGAAGCTTGAAATCCTATCCCAAGTTTTTTTGGAAAACTAATATTACTATTAATTAATTGCATACCATAATCACTTGAACTACCTGTTCCACCATTTATATTCGTTAATGAAACTGGTTGTCCATATACGAATATATTTTCAACATTAAGGTTTTTTACAGTGACATTATTAGGTCCATCGAAAATAACATCATCTTTGAATGAAACATTTCCTCTAAATATAGATTCCTCAGTAACAGTTATTCTTTTAGATGTTAAATTTTTTACAATAGCATCTTGAGAAACATTAATATTACTTGTATTTAATACTCTCGCGATATTAACATTATTATTAAAATTGTAAGTTTCTCCTTGAAAATCACCACCTCCTATTTGACTTGCATTTAATACACCAAAACCATCTTTGCGGATATATATATCATCTATATTTTTATATGTATTCGTTATAAAGTCTTTAGATACTATTTTGTCAAACTTTGAAACACCTATTACTTCCAAACGTGGCTTTCCTGATTCTGGTATAACATCTACAATATTACCTTGTTTAAGTGTGTATTTATTAAAACTTATTTCATTATTTTTATTTGTACCTATACCAACATTACGATTTTCATCAATTGTCATTGCTGGTAAATTATCAAGAGATGTATTATAAACAGGCAAACTTACATCCCCATATAAGTTATTAATAACATTGGAGGATTGACTAACATGAAACTCCAAAGGCATACCAACTGAAGTAGATATTATTGCTGGAGATTTAGAATTTCCACCAATAATACCAATATTAAACATAGTTGCGTCATCGCCTGTATTTACTTCATTTCGTAGTGCTATTTGCATACTATCAAACTTGTTATTTGCATATGATACAATATTCAACGGATGTGTATTTTTATATGTATTATCCATCCCACCCAATGTAACATATTTAGTAGTAAATACATTTTCAACATTTTCATAAATAGTTCCTGATATGTCAGGTATATCATTTGTAATAAATCCTGATTTAAATGGTTGTGAATTTGTTAATGTTGATGCTATAGTAATGATATTACTAACCATACTTGCAGATACAGGATCTGACGATGAAATACTAATATTATCCAAATGCAAAGACTTCGCAATAATAGCACCATTACAAACAATATTATTTCCAACAAATAATGATGTATTATTATTCAAATTATTAGTTGTATGTCTAGAGGCATCAATAGATATGCCTCTTTTATTTACAATAAAATTGTACAATGTTCGTGAAGGGTCTTCTACATCATAGGTTTTTTCACCAACAAAAAGATATTCGTCCTCAGTCATATCTAATTTTGAAAGATTAATAGCATTGTTAGTATTTGTATCCTTTTGTAATCCTATAGCAACCGAATCAATTTGAACAGTAGGTTCGATAATTTGTGTATCGCCGGAACTCATAAATAAAGGGTATTCTATTTAAAAGAAATATACTATTAATATTTATATATAATTCTTTATGTATAAAGATAAAAAATGATAGAATATTTAATAGTATTTTTCTATACATAATATGAAACGCATTGAAAATATTCACAATAAAACAAAAGATGTATATATTGAAAATCAACCTTATAATGATAAAAATATATTGCTTTCTAATGATAATTTAACAAAACTATTTGACGAAAATGGATTATCAGGTATTAAATTCAAAAATATTAATTTATATCGTGTTGCTTTTGTTCACAAATCATATTGTACAATGAAAAACACAGACTTTAATAAAAGTAATGTAAATTGTCCAACCAATTGTTTGCCTTTACAAGATATGTCCTATGAACGATTAGAGTATTTGGGAGATTCTTTATTAGGAATGATTGTTGCAAATTATCTATATTGTAGATTTCCTGATCAAAATGAAGGTTTTTTATCAAAAATAAGAACAAAGATAGTTAATGGAAAAATGCTTGGATATTTATCTGATAAAATAGGACTTCCGCTGTTTGCCATAATTTCAAAACAAGTAGAAGAATCAGGAGGTCGTAAAAATTATAAAATTATGGAAGATATTTTTGAAGCATTTATAGGAGCATTATTTTTAGACTTCCAAACAGAAACAGATATAGTATCATTGCCAACAGATATTAAACTATCTCCAACAACAGGGGCGGGATATTTTATAGTTGAAAGTTGGTTGATTTATATTATAGAAAATTATATAGACTTTTGCGAATTGATTAGGATTAAAAATAATTATAAAGATATGCTTGTATCACATATGAATAATTATCTACAAGATTTTCCTCAATTTAAAGAGATAAATGTTACGTCTAAAGATAATGCACGCATATTTACATATTGTGTTAAAGATAGAAATGGAACAATTATTTCAACATCTACAGGTGGAAATAAAAAAGAAGCAGAGAACAATGCAGCAAAAGAAGCATTGTTATATTATAGTGTAGATATACAAGAATATAATTCTAATATATAAACAAACAAAGAATAAATTATATATTTATATAAGTTAAAAATGCCAGATATAAAAATAACACACTTGGTATTGTCTGGTGGTGGGATGAGAGGAGTTATGTTTATTGGAGCATTAAGACTTTTGTATTTAGAAAATTTACATAAAAATATAACACATATATCAGCAAATTCAATAGGTTCTTTTATAGGATTAATGATCGCTTTTAAATTAACAATTGAAGAAATGGAAAAAATAATATATGATATGAAAGACGATAATACTTTATGTTTTATTCCAATAAAAAACTATATTCGCTTTATAACCGAATATGGATTTTTTTCAATAGAACTTTTTATGAATCATTTAATAAAATTAATTAATATTAAATATCCAGATATGGGAGATGATATAACTTTCATGGAACTATCTAAACGATTTGGTATAAACTTATATATATCTACGACAAATATAAATAGATGCGAAAATCGTATTTTTTCAATTGACAATACACCTGATAATTCTGTTTTTAGAGCGTGTGAGGCTTCTATGTCTGTTCCATTATTATTTAAACCTATTAAAATAGATGATGAATATTATTACGACGGAGCACTAACAAATAACTTTCCAATTAAAATATTTTCAGGTGTTCCTAAAGAAAATATATTGGGTATGATTTTATATTCAGAGAAGAAACAAAAAGAAGATTATCTTATGCAAAATAAGAAAATAAATATTTTTTTTATTTTAAAACAATTATTTAATATTTTTGATATTTTAAGAACACAGCAAGTTTTATTAAAACAGATAAATACTTCAGAAATAGATAATTATTATATGCCAAGTATTATAACAAATCAAAAAACATTAAACTTTAAACTTGATAAAATGGGTGTTAAAATGATATTAACATCTTACCAGATTGAAAATATGATATACGCTGGTTTCGATAGTATGTCAAAATTTATAGATAAAAGAAGAAGTCAAGTAAAAGAAGAATATGATAAAAGATTAGAATATGCAGATATTAAATAATGTAAATATATTATAGTAGTTATAACTATAATTTAATGAATAATAATGTAGAACCATATGTATTTATTTTAGATTTAGATGGTACAATAATTGGAGATTGCAGATATCAATGTGATATATATAATATACAAGAAATTATTAGAAATAATAGTTCTCAAAAACTATTAAAAAATAAAACATTATGTGAAAAAAATTTATGCGAGAGTTACAATAATGAATCACTTTTAATAAGACCATTTTTTAATAAGTTTATGTTAGAAATTAAAAAACAATATCCTAATAGTTTTATATATATATACACAGCATCTGAAAAGTCGTGGGCACATAAAGAAATTAGTATTATAGAAAAACAAAATAATATTAAGTTTAATAGACCAATATTCACAAGAAATAATTGTATAATAGATCAATATGGTGTATATAAGAAGTCTGTAGTTAAAATATTACCATTAATTTTAAAGTCTATGAAAATGCCAAAAACTTATGATATTTCTAAAAAACTTCTTATAATAGATAATAATGATACATTCATAGATTATACTGAAAACTTATTAATATGTTCAACATATAATTATATTAAATTTAATGATCTATGGGATAATATTCCAGAAGAATATCTTGAAAATGAATTATTGAAATCTTTTATTTCATCTTTAATATCGTCAAAAAAAATACATAATATTCGTAGTAAAAAAAGCGAAGTCCAAGATAAAGTACATAAATGGTTATATAAAAAATATAAAAAAATAAATAAATATAATTATAGGTTTAGAAATGATACATTTTGGAAGGATTTGATAACACACATTAAAAATAATAATATACAAGAATATAATAAACAGACTTTACACATAATGAAAAAAAGTATAAAGATATAGAACGTAATAGGAATATATTTATTATGATTTATGTAAGTTTTGATATTGGGGTAAAAAATTTAGCATTATGTGTATTAAAAAAAACTGATGTTATAACAATTATAGATTGGCGAATAATAGCATTAGCAGAGAGTAAAAAAGAAATTAAAGGAATTGACGATATATCTGAACGTATATATATTGAAATGGATAACATTATAGGTGATTTAAAATTAAGAGGCATAGATAAGATAGATTATGTTTTAATAGAAAATCAACCATCTAATTTAAATGGAATTATGAAAACAATTCAACATATAATTTATTGTTATTTTAGTTTAATAAAGTATTGGGATAAAGACGTTAAAAATGTAATACTAGTAAATGCTTCATTAAAGACTAAAACACATGATTACAAACCAGAAATACAAACAACTGTAGAAAGTCCTAAAAATGCGAAAGGGTTTCGGAAGGATAAATATAAAATTAATAAAAAACTAAGTATTGATATATGTAGTAATTATATTAAAGACAATGAAGTATTGGCAAGTTTATTTGCAGAAAATAAAAAGAAAGACGATTTGAGCGATGCTTGTCTTCAGGCAGTTGCATATATTAGAACAAATATAAAAGACGAATCATTAGATAAGTATAATGTATTATATAATTAAATCATTTTTTTCAACATATATTTATGCGTTTTTATTTATGTATTAAAATTATTATAATATATAAACAATTGATAGCCAATTAAATATATAATATGTCCAATATATCAAATCTCAATAATAAAAGTGATGATTTAATCGAGTTAAATAAAAAGAGTTTTGATACTAATTCTTTTAATTTTGATATACCAAATAAGCAAAATAGAGTACAGCAAAATAACTTTATAGACGATGATGTTTTATTTAATAAAAGCAAAATAAGTTCGGATGTTATGTCAATGTCTTCTAGATCATCTTCGCGTGCAAGTTCCGTATCCGGAAAAGGAGATAGAGAAAAATATATGAAAAATATGAAAAATAAATCAAGACACGACTATAATAAAAAGTCTAAAGATGATGATACTGATAGTAGCCAATCGAGTAGCAAAAGTAGCAAAAGTAGCAAAAGTAGTATTGCGAGTAAAGGAAATGAAAGTAACGCCGGTAGTTTTTATAGTAATGAAAGTGAAGAACAAGATGAAAGCGTTAAATCATATAATGACAGCGAAGGAAGTAAAATAATAAAGAAAAAAAATTTAAGCCCTAAAGAAATAATAAAAAATGAAATAAATGAAAAAAAAGAGATAATATATCAATTGGACAGATTAGAATCAAAAGGGTTCAAGGTTCCTTTCAAGTTTAATATGAACTCTGACTTTGGAGAAATGAAGTCTGAATATAATCGTATAATTCGTGAGAAAGAGTTAGATGGTAGCGTTAGATTTCAACAAAAAATGCTTATGGCGTTTATCTCTGGAACTGAATATATGAATAGTCGTTATGACCCTTTTACTATTAAATTAGATGGATGGTCTGAACAAGTTAATGAAAATATAAACGATTATGATGATATTTTTGAAGAATTGCATTGTAAGTATAAATCTACAGGTAAAAAAATGGCTCCCGAGCTCCGGTTGTTTATTTCCTTGTCGGGAAGTGCTTTTATGTTTCATTTGACAAGTCGCATGTTTAAAGAACAACCTATGCCCGATGTTGAAAATGTGCTTAAATCAGACCCTGAATTAATGAAACAATTTCAAAATGCTGCGGCAAAACAATATATGATGGGTAATAACAAAATAGAACCACCTATGAAACAAAATAATAGTGGCTCCGATAGTATGGGATTATTTAATATGGTAAGTAATATATTTGGAACATTAAATGGTGGTTCTATGTCTCCGGATATTATGCCAAGACAGATGCCGAGTTCTAATAATATGAATGCTACGTATGGTATGAATAATAATGCTATAAATAGACCGGATCAAGATGTTGATAATATCATAAGAAACATGCATAGTAAGATTTCTGTCGAAGATAATGATGACAATATAGAAACATTATCTGTTAGTGACGAAGAAATAACATCAATTTTAGAAGATACGGCTGATATTAAGATATTAAGACAATCCTCAGGAGGACGTCCTCGTAAAAATACACGAACATTAAATCTTTAAATTAATTATTATAAAAAAAAGGCGATATTTAAATATTTATCGTTTAGACTTTGAGCGTACATTACTTATTTTTTGAGCTGATTTATTAACAAATGAGCCAATATCATTTACGGACTTTGAAATAAGTCCAGGAGTTTTGCGGATAGTTTGCATAGGATTTCTCACGGTATTTTCAACCTCTTCCTCAAATAACTCTAGTTTACCTAATAATGTGGATAAGGTACTTATTAAAATTGGGACAATAATAATGGTAAATAACAATGTAAGGAATAGGAATAAAGATACCATTGTTCCAACAGCTATTACATCACGGCTCATATCTTCCGAGCATTTGCATTTTTCGTTTGTCAAAAATCTAACATAATCAAAAGCATAATATATATATACAACGAATATTAGGAAAAATACGAATGTACCCATTGCTAATAGTTGTACTACAGCGGGACCCATATTTTTAGCAATACTAGAAACCGAAACAAATGAAGTCACTAAGAAATACGATAGAGCGACTAATGTAAAGTTCTTAATAAAATCTTTATTCGGGTGTTCGGCACATTCACAACCGATATTTTCAAGTTTATATAAATACGCGTAAATTATAATTAATAATATCGCAAATATCATTTGAATAATCACACTACTGTAAAATGACAAGTTGTTTTCCGCACCTTTCATATTTACTTATTCTTACTCTATACTATTATATAGAAATTATTTATATTTATAATTCTACAATATTATAGATTATAAATTTTGTTGTTGTATTATAATTTTTTATATCAAGACTTTTTATTTTATTAACAACATCTATAGACTTTTCAATTTTTAAAAACTTATATATTTGTTCCATAAATATGTCTATAATATATTTATGAACCGTTCCTTCGTTTATAATTATATACATATAATCGTATATTCTGTTTATTAATTCCGGTATTTCATTTTTTTTAACGATAGTCCAAGCTTTATTTATATTATGCGTACATTTCTTCCATTTTATATAATTACAATACAATTCATATTCGTCATTTAATAATAGCAAATTATTATCATATATATATTGAGGAGGTTTCCATTGTTCGTTCTCATTATAATCTTTCCATAATTTTTCTATCATTTCATCATAAAAGTCTTTTTCAAAGAAAGATAATATATCAATATATATAATGTCATCATTTATCTTAATATACCCCCATATTAATGTAAAAAACTCTTCATTATTATTTTCAATAACTATATTTTTTATTTTTTCATAAATAATATCTTTATTTTTTACAGTTAATTTATTAAGATGACCGATTAGATTTCTTTTTACTATAGAATTGTTTGTAAAGTTAGGTATAATTATATGAAATCTTTTTTTATTATTATTATCTCCGTCTTTTTCTTTTTTTGTATATACCTTTTTCGCCAATATCATTTTTGGATCATAAAAAGAACTAAAGCAAGTATATTTTTCTTTTAACTGCGATACTTTTAAAAGAATGTCCTGTGGAATACAAGATATTTTATTATATTTATCTTGAAATTCTAAAAAATTAATTTTAACAATTTGTTCTGTCATTTATATTATACTTTATATGAATAATCTTATATGAATAATCTTATAGATATATATAATACATAAAGCAGAAAATATATATATATAATATATTGATGAATATTATAAGCGATATATCAGCTTGTAAAGACTTTATACATAGTATTGAAACTATTTATAGCACACATTCTATTTATCGAACAATAATAATTTGCAATGAAAATATTGATTTATATGTTGATTTTTTTAAAAAAAAAGACTACGATGTTCTTATAATTGATAAATATGAATATATTAATTATGATTTAATTGATAAACGTATTTTCATTATTAAAGAAAATAGTTTTATTAGTTTTATAAAAGATGTAAATAATAATGATAATTATAATGATATTATATTTTATAATTTACTTGCATTTACGAAAAATAGCAATAAGGAAAGTTTATTATTAGAATATAGGAAAATTGTTAAACACAATGGTGATTTTATTATCTGATAATATTTTAGAGTATATAATGAAAAAAGACGGGTATATGAGTGAAATATTAGCAATAATGACTATATTTATTATTATTGCAATTATTGCATTAGGGGGATTTAATTATAAAAAAATAGCAGAAAAATTCAATAGTGATAAAAAATATACTTTAGAATATTATTACATGGATGGGTGCGGACATTGCGTTGATTTTAATAAATCAAAAATATGGGAAAAATTAGAAGCGGAAAACTGGGAAAATGTAACATTAAAAAAATATAATCGTCTTGAAAAAATGGATAGAATAGAAAGGTTTAATATAACAGGATTTCCATCTATAATACTTGTAAAAAATGAAGAACTTGTAGAAAATTATAATGGTCATCGAACATTTAATGCTATATCGGCATTCATTAAAAGTAAAGGTATATAAGATGATAATAAAATATGATTATAGTATTACTATAATAAAATGGGCGGTGGATTGATGCAATTGGTTATAACCGGTCATGCGATGGACCAATTTATATTAACAAACGCAAGCATTAATTACTATAAATATGTTTATAAAAAACATACAAACTTTTCTATGGAAAATCACGAAATAACACCTATAAATAATGGTAATAATGGATTATTACGAAGTGCGACAATGACATATGAAATAAAAAGACACGGTGATTTATTAAGTAATATTTTTTTAAGTTTTAAAGTCCCTGATATATATTCTACCAATGACTTTAAGTTTAGATGGGTTAATAATCTAGGATTTAATTATATTCATAGGGTATATTTTATAATAGCGGGTCAAACGATAGAAACAATATACGGAGAATGGATGAATATATGGAATGAATTGACAAATAAGGACGGGACAACTTATAATAAATTAATTGGAAATATTCCCGAATATACAGATCCTGTTACTACAAATCCAAAAGTAACAATTATTAATAATAAAATTATTACTGTTAATTATCCCGCGACTTCAATTTTAACGGATACTATACCAAGTATAAAAGAAAGAGAAATACAGGTTCCATTACATTTTTGGTTTACAAGAAATCCATCGCTTGCGTTACCATTGTTAAAACTAGCAAATAATGAAATAAAACTCGTTGTTGAAACGAATTTAAATGCGATTGAAGGTTTATACACTATATGGTCTGAAAAATTAAATACACATGTTAGCAGTTATTTATATAATAAAATAAATCCCAATAATAAAATAAATATATATAAGTTTATAAAATATGATGGAGTATTGAACACATTTGACGTAAATAATAAATTACATTTAACATATGTTTTTTTGGATAATATAGAACGAAGTAGAATGTTGATGGATACAAATACTATAAATTATGTTATAGATACAGTTAAGAAAGCAATTGGTGATGGTAGTGATGGTAAATATAACATAACAAACGCAAACAATCATATTAAGGAATATATATGGACTATAAGGCGCAGTGATATTATTAATAATTTTAATAATTATATTAACTATACAGCACAACACACATACAATGAAAGTATGGGTATTCTCAAAAAAGCAACAATATCGTGGATTAATCAAACAGAAAGAGTAGAATATGATGCTAATTTTTATAATCAAATACAGCCATATTATTATCATACTAATATTCCGAGAACAGGTATTTATTGTTATTCATTCGCTTTATTTCCAGAAAAAATTAATACTTCAGGATCTTATAATAATTCAAAAATAACAACATCGCTTCAATTAGAATTAAATGATTACACTAATAATCAATCATATACAAATATGATCAATAGTATAAATAGTTTAACAAACTCTGTCGAAAAAATAACATACGATGTTAGCATATTTATAAAAGAAATTAATATATTAAGTGTTATTAATGGACAGGCGCGTTTAAAATATGCGTAATTTTATAATCTTCTTTTTCTAATAAGTATAATGGATTTATTTACGTTAATTATAATTTTATTAGCGGGATATATTATAAAATATTTAATTGATACAATTAATTCATTAAATCGCGAGATAAAAGAAATAAAAGAAAAATGTATAAAGTCAAGCGATAATGTAAAATTTAAAACAAAAACAGAAGAACCTAATATAAAAATTAATAGAGATTTGATAAATAGTATTAGTTATTTCAAAGACTTTTTTGATAATAAAGATATATAAATGATAAAGCCGTTACTATATTTAAAAGTTAAATATAATATGCCCAGAAAAGCAAAAGTTATTGATGATAAAACAATAAATGTAAAGAAAAAGAACTTATTAAATACTATGGTAAAAGACATATCGATTGTTGATAATGAAGATATAATACTGCAATTACCAATATCAGAATATCAAATATCTAAAATGAATGAAAGTGTTGATACGGAAATATTAGAAAATCCAGAACCATATGAACCCAATTGTTTTTATTTAAATGAATCAAATATTTACAATAACATTCAAGATAATATTATAAATGAAGAAAGTTTATCTTCAGATAATGGAACTTCTCTATCTAACAAAGAATATAATGAAAATATTATAAATACTCATAATAATTGCTATTGGTGTTGTCATCCAATAAATAATAGAACATTTGGAATGCCATATAAATATAATGTTAAAACGGATACATATATATTATTTGGGAACTTTTGCTCATTAGAATGTGCTAATGCTTATAATTTTGCATCTCATTGCGGTAGTTATAAGGTTTGGGAAATTAATAGTTTAATACAAATGTTAAGTAAGCATTTTGGCGTTTCACATCCTGTTCGTCCAGCTCCTTCAAGATTTTTATTAAAAATATTTAATGGACCTATGACAATAGAAGAGTTTAGAAGTGGTCATTTAACAAATGATAAAACGCATTTGTTAAATTTACCACCAATGATATTAACAAATTATAATTATGAAATTGTAAATACATCGTATTTAAAAAATATAACAGATAATATGCATATTAAAAACGATATTGGTAAGGAAAAAATAGAATTGGGTAAAAATATAAATCCGTTTTTTAATAAAAAATGATATAAGAATATACATTTATATATATAAGAAAATATGACAGACATTTATTTTTCAAAATATAGAATTTCAACAATTACTTGCAATGCTAATATAGGATGTTCGATTAATATCAATTTAGGAATATTATTTGACAATATCATTGTATCTGAGACACCAGATGTAGATAATTCGTTGGTTTGGGCGCAGTTTATGAAAGATGGAACAGATGTATCTAAGGGTGTATATCCAAAAAAGAGAAGGAAAAGTAAAAAAGATAAAATGAAAAAAAACAGATTTGATAATCAGGTAACGGTTATCTATAGATTTAGAGATAAATATATACCTAATGTAAAAATATTCAAAAATGGTAATATTCAACTTACAGGAATTAAAAGTGTTGAAGATACTGAAATAATTGTTAATACAATTATTGATAATATCAAAGAGATATATAATAATATTGACAAAAATATTATTATTAATGTTCTTGAAGATTATGTATTGGATTTAAAATATCAAAACTTTAAAATTAGAATGATTAATACAGACTTTAAGGTCTATACAGACCCTGAACTAACGAAAGGATTTGAAGTAAAAAGAAGAGAAATACATAAATTATTCATTGGAGATGAATATAATAATAAATGTTCATTTCAGCCCGGTATTTATCAAGGCGTCAAATTAGAATATTTCTGGAATGAATGTAATATTAAAAAAAACGGGATATGTTCGTGTCCTATAAACTGTTATGGTAAAGGAACCGGTAAAAGCATTAGTGATTGTAAAAAAGTGACAGGTGCTTTATTTGAAAGCGGAAGTGTCTTAATAACAGGAGGTGTCACATTCGAACAAGTTGATGAAACTTACAAATATATATGCGACTTTTTAAGAAAACATAAGGATGTTATTAAAAAACCTCATCCAAGTGCTTTGTTATTAGTATGACAGAATATATTATAATTATCTTCAGTATTTGAAACGCTATCTTCGTCCGTATATTTTTTAAACATACTCGTTACAACAGTATTATTTCCTGGTCTATTAAATGATGGTATATGATGACTTGCATAAAATTGCGAACTAAAATCAACAGCATCTGGAAAAACAGAAGGTTGTTTATAATTATTACCCCACGGTTTTTTATCAAATAGTACTTCTCCTGTATATAGTCCTGCGTTTTTCGGAGGTACTGGAACACCAACATTTGGAGCATAGTTTAACTCTGCGTATTCTAATTCTTTTTTCATTATTCTATATAGAATGAGGATATTAATATGTCATAATATTAGATTTATTTTTTCTCTATATATAAAAATGAAACTATATTATTAGAATGTATTCGTTATGAACCGTGTAAAATTTATGATAAATAATTATAAAAATTATTTGAATTATAATTGTGTTCATTATCAATACAGTAGTGATTTTTGTTATTACAGAATTATAAAGATTATGTTAAATAAATTATCTAATTCAATAAAACCAATTAATATAGATTTAAAAATTACTATTAATTATAAATGTATTAATAAAATATTAAACGTTTGTTCGTATTATGATTATGTATCTAAAATATACGAAGATTATATTCATAAACATATTCGTATAATTGAATTAAATATCATATTACTTGAACTTTATTTAAAAGAGATTGAGCATACAATTAAAGATTTAAAAATAATTAAGTATGATGACGAATTACAAATCAAATTAAATAGAGATACTATTGACTTTTTTAATATAATATTTTCATCTAATACAATTAATGTTTGCAGTAATATTAAATATACCAATATTTATAATATTATGCATCTAGGAAATGTAAAATTTATATATGACGATTCTTTTGAAATTATTATAAGCAGTACCTATAATAATCCTACAATATTTGATCATTTATTATTCTTACATAAAATTATTTGTAAAGATGATAAAAATGAATATACATACAACGGATATATATTTCTAGCATATAGTACTGTTAGTACTGTAGAATATTATGATAAAAATCATAAACAAAAATTAGCATATATTATGGAAAAACCTATGATTAATTGGAATACATGCGATTATTGGACAGATTTAAAAAATGTAAATGCAAATAAACATATTTGTTATCATTGAGTATATCATTTAAAAATTTGATATTTGTTTTTTTGTTAGAAAAAATTAGAAATGACGCATGATAAAAATAATAAAGGTATAAATTCGTCAATTATGGGTAAAAAATATGAATTGCAAATTTATAAAATTGTTAAAATGTGTAAAACACCTGATTGGATGCAATGTAGTTTAAAATACGACGATGTTAATAAAAAATGGGTCGGCAGTACAAAAAATAAAATACCTGATAAATCTAAAGAGACTTTTGAAAATATAATATCTAATAATTTATTATTTAATGGAAATATACCAGTATTTATGAATAAAAAAATAACTTATGAAGAATGGATTAAAATAAAGAATGAAACCGATATTTATAATGATATATATATTGATTGTCCCAGCGATACTATTAAAAAACTATATAGTGAAAAAAACTGTAAATATATTCAAATATCTGAAAAAGGATTGTATCATTTAGGTTATGATATATGCGATTTCAAAGTTCCTGAATTTGAATACGAACAAAGATTAAGAATAAGAACAAAAATACATACTAAAAAAAATAGTAATGGGTATTGTGTATTATCTGTTATTGTTGCATGTCAGCCAAAAAATATTAAAATATTAAAAAAAAGTAATTATAGTTTAGATGATAAGGTTAAACTCCCAGACATTTTAGAATATTGTTATATTAATTAGATATAATAATAATTTCAGAAGACTTCTTTGTAGCATTCATACTATAAGACCATTTAACATCTATAATAATATAGTCTTTGTATAGACATCTTATGTATTCGCAATTATTATATGCTAATACCCAATTTTTATTTTTATTTAATATATCAAATAGTAAATCATGATTAAATCCATCGTGCATATCTCCATTATTACCATATAATTTTGAGTTTTTTTCTAAAAAGTATGGTGGGTCTAAAAACATTATAGACTTTTCATATTTTTTATCATTTATAAATTCTACAAAGTCTTCATTGTATATATCAATATTCGTAAAGTCCATAGATTCAATTCTATTTATCGATGATTCCGTAAATCTTTTATTACTTGCTTCGCTTGAAAATCCTCCTGATAATGTAGACCCATTAAAAGAACATCTATTTATAATAAAATATTGAATAGATTGTTGTAGTGTGTTATCATTTAAACTCATAATGGTATTCCTATAATCAATAAATTGTTCTTTAGAAACAGACTGAACTTTTCTAAGTTCTTCACATAATATTTTTTTATTATTTTTAACCTGTTTCCAAAAACTATATAATGGTTTAAATTTATCATTAACAATTAATCTAATATTATACTTGTTTTGTAAATAAAACTCAAATGATCCTCCTCCAAAAAATGGAGAGGTTATAATATCGATATTATTAATGTTAAAATATTTTAATATAACTTCATCAAATAACTTACAAGCTCTTGTTTTACCACCCGGATATCTTAGCAAAACCTTGAGAATAGATTTGAGTACATAATTATATATTTCTATAACTTTTAAACTTTTCTATATATTCTTATAATAAAAAGATTATGTACTCATTTTATTTAAGAGCATTATTATGAATATTTTGCAAAACCTTGAGAATAGATTTGAGTACATAATTATTTATTTCTATAACTTTTAAACTTTTCTATATATTCTTATAATAAAAAGATTATGTACTCATTTTATTTAAGAGCATTATTATGAATATTTTGCAAAACCTTGAGAATAGATTTGAGTATATAATTATATATTTCTATAACTTTTAAACTTTTCTATATATTCTTATAATAAAAAGATTATGTACTCATTTTATTTAAGAGCATTATTATGAATATTTTGCAAAACCTTGAGAATAGATTTGAGTACATAATTATATATTTCTATAACTTTTAAACTTTTCTATATATTCTTATAATAAAAAGATTATGTACTCATTTTATTTAACATCATTATTATGAATATTTTGCAAATCTTAAGAATACAATTTGAGTACATAATTATTTATTTCTATAACATTTAAACTTTTCTACATATTCTTATAATAAAAAGATTATGTACTCATTTTATTTAACATCATTATAATGATTATTTTGCAAATCTTAAGAATACAATTTGAGTACATAATTATATATTTCTATAACTTTTAAACTTTTCTATATATTCTTATAATAAAAAGATTATGTACTCATTTTATTTAAGAGCATTATTATGAATATTTTGCAAATCTTAAGAATACAATTTGAGTACATAATTATTTATTTCTATAACTTTTAAACTTTTCTATATATTCTTAGAAAAAATAAATTATGTACTCATTTTATTTAAGAGCATTATTATGAATATTTTGCAAATCTTAAGAATACAATTTGAGTACATAATTATTTATTTCTATAACATTTAAACTTTTCTACATATTCTTATAATAAAAAGATTATGTACTCATTTTATTTAAGAGCATTATTATGAATATTTTGCAAATCTTAAGAATACAATTTGAGTACATAATTATTTATTTCTATAACATTTAAACTTTTCTACATATTCTTATAATAAAAAGATTATGTACTCATTTTATTTAACATCATTATAATGATTATTTTGCAAATCTTAAGAATATATTTTGAGTAGAGAAGCGTATAATTATTTATTTCTATAACTTTTAAACTTTTATATATATTTTATGAAAAAATAAATTATGTACTCATTTTATTTAACATCATTATTATGAATATTTTTGCAAAACCTTGAGAATACATTTTGAGTACATAATTATATATTTCTATAACTTTTAAACTTTTCTACATATTCTTGTAATAATTAAATTATGTACTCATTTTATTTAACATCATTATTATGAATATTTTTGCAAAACCTTGAGAATACATTTTGAGTACATAATTATTTATTTTTATAACTTTTAAACTTTTCTACATATTCTTGTAATAATTAAATTATGTACTCATTTTATTTAACATCATTATTATGAATATTTTTGCAAAACCTTGAGAAGACATTTGAGTACATAATAATATATTTTTATAACTTTTAAACTTTTCTACATATTCTTGTAATAATTAAATTATGTACTCATTTTATTTATTACCATTATTATGAATATTTTTGCAAAACCTTGAGAATACATTTTGAGTACATAATTATTTATTTCTATAACTTTTCTATATATTCTTGTAATAATTAAATTATGTACTCATTTTTTAAGATATAAGGAATTAAATATTTTTAATTAATATATTATGAGTAAAAAAGAACAACAACAGCCCCCTAATAAACGCGTAAAATACAGTGATACAGAAGACTTTGTAAAAGATGGTATGACAACAGAAGATATAAAAAATATTGTTCAGGATATTATGCTATATTTAGTAGAACATAAAGGAAAAAATACTCATCAAGATAATTTAAATAATTATAAGATAATTAATGGTAAGGTTGCTTTTTTCCTTGAAAGATATCCTTTATTATTTGAAATGGTTACAAGAGAAGAAGGTTTTGATTATTCTAATTTTGAATATTTTCTTAAAATGAGAGAAGATATTGTAAAAAAGAAAATTACATCAGAAAACGCTTCAAAAGAGGTTGGGCAAACATCATTTGATAAATATTGCAAAAATAAAATTTAAAAAATAAAAGAATGTAAATAAATAAAAATTGATATAAAGTAATACATATTACATATATTATTCTTAATAACAAATAAATTATGAATTCGCTTGTTTCTACTTCCAATTTCCCAAAAAATATTGATGAATTAATTTATGAAACATATGAAAATTATAATAATAATATTCAAGAAAACAAGACGCACGCACAATCATTAATTTACATTATTAAAAAATATCATTTGTGGCCTACTATTAAAGTTAAGAAGTTCAAAAATCGCGATGATATTGTTCTTCTTCATAGTAATTATAAAATGAATAAAGATAAAGACTTTAAAGAATTGTATGAACAATGTAGAAGTATCGTATTAGACTTTAATGATACTAACAACAATGTTGTAGTTACATATGCTAATTCAATACCAATTCGTGTTAATTACGATACTTATAACAATACACTTTATAAAAACGAGGATAAATGCTTTGAAGCATATGACGGTACAATTATTACAATTTACAATTATAAAGGAGAATGGCATTTTGGAACATCTAGTTGCCCTGATGCTAATAGTTCAAAGTTTTCACATCCTACTAAATCGCACGGTAATATGTTTGATGAAGTCCTATTAAAACTATATAAAAACTCTGGTGTTAAAAACATTGATTTCATAGAACATAGCGAAAGTGAAGTTTATGAGAATGTTAGGGAAAACTTTGTTTCTAATTTGGATGTTAGTATGGCATATGAGTTTATCATTTTACACTATGAAAATATTCATATTATTGATTATACATTAGAACTTGGAGAAAATTATATGGAACTGATACATATTAGTACAAAAAATAGAGAAACTCGCGAAGAATGGGATGATATTTCTTCATTAATTCCCAATTTGATACATCTTGGCGTACTATATCCTAAACAATTTGAAGTATTACAAGAAGCACACGATTATATTTCATTAAACCCTAGAAGTTATGGGCTAATTATCAAAAAGCAATTAGAAACATCAAAACAACTATATAAAATTTCAACAGATTATGTAAGACATCGTGAGGAAACAGACCCTTGTCATCCTAATAGTTGGATGAATATTCTCGCGGTATATATGAAAAATAAAAATGAATATACTATTAAAGATTATATTAATGACTATAATCCTGAACTATCATTGCCATTGGATAATAATAATAGAGAGATAGACCCGACTTATTTAATTCATACAATTATATCTAGTATTAAGGATATTATTTATAGTTATTATATTATAACTACATTGTACTATCCTAAATATACACGTTTTAAAATGAATAAAGAGATGGATAAGCAATTTCCGCCTATTATTCAGTACCATTTAGCACAATTGCGAAGTCTTCAAATAACAACTTACAAAGAAAGAATTATCAACTCTCGCAACGTATATCACTATTTGTGTCAATGTAATGATATTAAAAATATTAAAACTCTTATTCAATTCTTCGCATCTAATCCCGTAAATGAAATGAATACGCGAACATCAATGTGTTTTGCTATTATGAACAGTTTAATTTCGTAATTATTATAATTCTAATATTAGAAGCATGAGTTATTTTTCACAACAAGGATGGATTTATTTGCTATTAAACTTAATTTTAGTTACAATTATAGCTATTATTGCATTATATAATAATATTAACGAAGGTGCTAAAAATATTGTTGGTGTTGTATTTACATATATTGTTAGTATATGTATTATTATATTTTTTACGTATTATATGAGTTGTTTAACATTTGGTGAATGTCATATGTTAAGTTGGACAGTTGTAACTATTTTTACAATTATACCATTTGTAATTATAATAATTTTTTTATTTTTTACTTTCATACTTTGGCTATTTTTTTCTAACAGTACTACTACAAACAAAACTTCATATTCTAATTCAATGATAACTGATGAAACATCTTCTCCCGAAAAATCACCATCACAACAAACATTAGCAGAACAAAGATCCGCAGAAGATAAATTGTTCGCGGAAACTTTAGCAGCTCAAACGGCATCAGCAACACCACCACCTGCTGAAACACCACCTGCTGAAACACCACCTGCTGAAACACCACCTGCTGAAACACCACCTGCATAAACAAAATTATTTTTTTTATTAAAAATTGATATATAAGATAGATTATATTAATATATTATTATAGAATGTTTCATAATTATTCTTTTGACGCTAAAGATCCTTCCAATAATCATTCATTTGATATTCATAATATTGACCTCGCAATTGTTAATGGCATACGCCGTATCATTTTAACAGATATTCCTATTCCTGCCGCTATAGGTGAAAAGTTGGATAATGATGAACCAACTGTCGAAGTTATATTAAATACAGGCGCATTACATAATGAATTTATCATTCATCGCATAGGATTATTACCAATATGTTTAACAGAAGAAGAAATAGAATCATACGAAGATGATTCGCTTGTATTGGAATTAAACGTTAAAAATGAAACAAATACAACAATTAATGTTACAACAAAAGACTTGTTTGGATATATGAAAGGCGAACAACTGACAAAACAAAAGTTAGCATTACTATTTCCACAAAATAAGGTTTCTAATGATCATATTTTAATAACCCGATTAAGAACCGGTGAAAGTCTTCATTTTACTGCTAATATTGTTAAAAGAACAGCTCGTGATAATGCATCATTTAATCCAGTATCATTATCTAACTTTTCATATATACAAAACCCCGATGAAGCATCAAATTATGAAAATGTAAATGATAAAGAACGCTGTTATTATAAAGATAAGTATGGAGACCCTTATAAATTTAAATTTGATATCGAGCATATTAATGTTAATGTAGGACCTAAATATTTAATTCCAAAGTCGTTGGATATTATTGTTAATAAACTATCTAATATTCGCCATGAATTGGTTGATACAGAAAAGTCAGAAAAAATAAAGATTCAACAGTTTCAAGATATTATAAGTACTTATGAGTTTATAATTGAAAATGAAGATGATACTATTGGAAATATAATTCAATCTTATTTGCATAATAAATATGTTCGTGAAAAAAAATTATACAAAAAAACTATTAATTGTTCCTTCGCAGGATATATTTGCCCACACCCTTTAAAGTCCATAATGATTATTCGTATAACTCTCGTTGATGTAAAAGAAGAAAATGATTTTAAAATATTCTTTGGAGACATATGTAATGAAATTATAGAAGAGATTGTAAATATTAAAACAAACTGGAATAAGTTTGCTATTGAAAATAATGTTTCATAAAAATCTCAATATATTATATATTATTTTATTAAAGAGATATACATATACCAAATAATGTCAATAGAAATAAATAATATAATGTTTGACATTGAAGATGAAGAATTGGACGATATTGAATATCTTGAAATACTAACGTTAGATGAAATAATAAAAGACAATCCAGCGTTTATTTCATTATCACGTACAGAAATATACGAAAATTTAAACGATTTTTTTACTAATAATAAAAAAGCAGAAAATGTCACACAATTAATATACAATATATTACAAAATAAAAATGAAATTAATGGAAGTCCCGAAGATTATACCAATTATGCTTTTAAGGTTGATGCTGTAAAAGATAACAAATATATGGAAAGACAAGAACTATATGACGATGTTAATAATTTTGGAAAACTTATGAAACTCAATACTATTAGACACGATGAAGCAAAAAATCGCTATTTTTTTTCTATTAAATATAACGATAAGTCTAAAAATATTAGATTTAAACCACCTTCTAAAATAAACGCAGTATTAGAAAATGAAAATGATGAGTTCCCAGTATATTACCCTGTATTTCCAATGGATAATGTAAATATACCAATTATTGCGGCATATTATAAAATACCAACATCAACAATTAATGATTATATATATTCTAAAATAACATCACATTTGACAAATAGTATAAATATTAATTTAGTATATTCTGACAATTATAAAAATGTAAATGATTTAATTAAAGATGTAAAGCCTGATATTAAAAATATAGTTGAATATCTCAAAGATTGTTTTGCATTAGATTATAGTTATATTGATAATATTTTTAATAGATTTGGTTATCAATTTGACTTTATTACAAAAACAGACTTTGATTATTTATGCGACCATATGTTATCATTAACAAAAAATGAAAAGGAAAGAGTTAATATTAAAAAACAGTATAAAATAAAATTACCAGATCTTATTAATAAAAAATTAACATTTTTTGATAAATTAGAATCTGGTATGAAACTTATTAATCTAAATAACGATATTAAAACAATAGACTTTTTAGAAAAGGTAAAAGAACTAATTGAAAAAGATAAATTAAATAATATACAAACTAATGAATTACTCAAAATAGAAGGTATTGATATTTATGATATTATATATAATATTCATAAAGGAAAAACAGACCCTGCAGAAATAATTGAAAAAATTAGAGAATCAATAAAAAATATTAATAATAATGATGTATTAAAAACTATAGATGATATATTAAATACACATTCTAATTTTGCTGAAATAGTTAATGAAAAGACTATTATGACGAACCTTGAAAAATATTCTCGGGAACATATTTTTGATTATGATAAAGACGGAAAAGAATACATAATATCTTATCGCGAAACAAAAGAAATAAAAGAAGGAGCCGACCGCGAAAATTACGAAGGCGTGTTAGATATACAAAATATGAATGATATAATGGATATTGAGGATATTGATAATATAGCAAATGATATTGATGAAAAAATATATGGTAATAAAAAAGCTAATTTTGATAAATATTTAACAAATATTAACTATAAAAACGAATTAGGTTTCATAGAATGTTTAACTATTATTCTCAATATGATGGAAAAAATTGAAAAGTCTGCTGTTATAGATGTAGATTACGATTTATTATCAAGTGAATTATTTAAATATCATAGAAGTATTTCTACAAAATATGATAAATATAAAAAAGCTTTTGATGATAACGAAATAGATATAACAGGTTTTGACATAAATGTTCTAACACGTTTTAAACCATATGATATCAATGACGGAAAATCACTTATCGAAGGACTAAAACAACTGAATATATTTAATATAGATGAAGATGCTCTAAACGATATTAAAGACGTTATATTGTCTGTTAATAATGATTGGGTAAGTACTTTAAATAGTATGTTAGTAACTGCTATAACATTTTGGATAATTGATATACAAGAAAAAATATTAAATGATACTATATTAATTAATGAAAATTATCTTAATAACGCATTTTTATATAAATGGTATGCGTATGGTTCTCCATTGTATGGAATAGATGCTAAAAAAAATGTTAAAAATGGTGTATTACCATATATATCAGATGTTGTTATAGATTATTTTAAAGATACAAATTCAAACAATATAGATACGAAAAATATGGTAGGAAATATAATATCAAATATTGAAGATAATTATAAAGACAAGGTTATAGAATTATTGAGCAAACATGATAAACAAAAAGAAAAAAAGAAAGTAGAGCGTGGTGTAAAAGAAAGAGATAATTTAAAGCAAAAACTTATAGAAAAGAAAGGAAATGTTGATAAAATTGAAGCTGAATATGTGAATGCTTTAATATATATGCCAGGAGTTAATTATAAAAAAATACATAAATATTTATTGGGGTGTTGTCTTAAAAAAATAGATGATACTTTTGATGCTGATGGAGATTTAGATAAAGCAGGTAGAAAAGATTTAATAGCAATTAAAAATCGTTTTGCTATCAATAAAGAAACTAATAAACCTCGTAATTTAAGATATGTTCCAGATACAATAACTGTAATAAATGACGAAAATGAAACTGATAGATTTGATGAAAATAATATTGCATATATAAAGACGGAAGAATATATTTACAATGTTAAAAATGATGAAAATATTGTTTCGGAATGGTTAGAAAATATGTATGATAAAAACGTATTATTACCTAATGATATTATTGATAAAATAAAAAATAATTCTAAAAATATAGATATATTAATTAAAGATAATATCAATATTTTAATAAAAACATCACATTCATCAAGCGACTTTCATAAATTTTTTATAGTAGGTAAAATTAATTATAAGAATATATTATTAACTGTTTCTAAAATACTTTATAAAAGTAATATCAACAATGACGAAAATATAGATTTATTAATCAAAAAGTCTATAGATGATATTAAACGAATATTGGAAGATATATACGTTTTAAATAAAGTAGTTAATGATGATATTATAATTGACGTACATAGAATAATTGCTTATATTGTAAGTAGAGCATTATGTTTGCCATTTAGTCCAGATAATATATCAAATGGTATATTAAAGTCTATAATTGATATACCTAATGGTTTTATAGAATTACATACTAAAAATACTTATAACGAAGTTTTGAAAATTCTAAAAACTGCTATATTCCCTACAATGGATGAAAATATTGACTTTATAAATAAAAAGCGTGAAGAAAATAAACAACAAAAACTAAATATTTTAAATAATAACGAAAATGAAAAGAACCAAATTATAAGAGACCTTAAAAAAGCAGGCGTTAAACATAATTTAATGCACGATGATAATAAGGAATTGTTTAATAATAAAGGAGATTATTATAATAAAATAGATGAAGATTTGATAAAAGAATTAAATGACGATGTTCTTAAACAAGATGATGTTGAAGAGTTTAATAATGCATTTAACGATATATATCCGGATGAAGAAGGAAATATCAATAATGAACATATTATATCGCATTTTGACGATGAAGAAGAGGATGATAAAATGGAAAAACAAGAAATGGGTTTTTTATTTGACTAAAACTATACAATTTCAGATGATAATGTAATATTTTCACTTTTTAAATCTGGAATGATAATATTTTCTTGAGAATAAGTTAATTTTGTACTATTTCTTTTTACAAAAGAGTTTCCTATAATACCATTAAGTTGTATTGGTATATATCTTTCAGCTTTTGTAAAACAGTTTGCTACAATTAATTTATGTCGATATGGTATTTCTTCAAACATACAGTCTTGGACTAAATTATCATATTTTAAAATAATTATACTATATTGTTCTTTTTGTAATGGCTGTTCGTAAGATTCTATTTCTTGCGAAAGAACCATAAATTGTTGAGATAACTTTTTAAAACTCTCAAACTTCTCGCTTGCTTTTATATTACCTGCCAAAGACATTATTAGAACACTTATCGCGTTAACTACAATATTTGGTATTTTAACATCATTTGCATTCACACTAATACTATTAATAATACACATTGCTGAACTTGTTAATACTAACGGAATATTAAAACAAAACTTAACAATACTCCAATGGTTTGCTGCCTTTGAACACAACAACGCCATTGCCTCGCATTTATCCAATATTTTAATAGAATTACTAACCATTATTTATACTATATACAATATACAATTATTATTATTTTTTTTATTTGAATTATTATATTAGAAGGATATGGATATTGAAACAAAACCTGAAAATTGGATACTCCCAAATAGAATTGGGTATAACAAACAAACATATAAAACATTTCATCCATCAAAGTATCACTCCGACTTTGAACAATCATGTGATGTAAATATAAAACAACTTTCTTTATTTCCACAACAAAGAATTGTACGCGATTATATGCAATTTGATAGTCCGTATAGAGGTATTATGTTATATCACGAATTAGGTTCGGGAAAGTCTGCTGCGTCTATAGCTGCTGCGGAGGGATATATAAATCGTAAGAAAATTGTAATAATGACCCCTGCTTCATTATCCCAGAATTATGAAAATGAATTAATGAAAATATCTTCAGTTGGCTTAAATCTTAAAAAGTCTTGGACGCAACTAAAAGTAGATAAAAAAAATATAGAAATGATGAAAATATTAAATAAGTATGCTATTACAGATAAATTCGTGAAAAAAGACGGTCTTGTTTGGATACCACTTTATCAAAATGATATAGTTGGTGCTGAAATAATTATAGAAAATATTCAATATTCAAAAATGGAATCAAAATATAAAGAAGATATTAATGCAACAACAGTTCATATAATACGTAATAGATATAAGTTTATTAATTACAATGGCTTGAATAAAAAGATGATTGATGAGTTAGGTAAAAGTCCTTTTGATGATTCATTTATAATTATCGATGAGATACATAATTTTATTAGTAGAATTGTCAATGGTTCCAGTTTAGCAAGACGGATGTATAACTTTATGTTAAACGCTAAAAATATAAAGTTAGTATTATTATCAGGAACACCTATAATAAATCAACCTTATGAAATCGCAACACTTATAAATCTTATAAGAGGTCCAATGGATGTACATGAATTAGAATTGTTGAAAAGCTCTGATCCACCAAACAAAGGAGTTGTTTTATCTAAATTAAAAGAAAATAATTTATACAAATATATTGATGAAATATATTATGATAAAAACTCTATATTTATAATGTTATTACCAAATGACTTTATGCGTATTGCAAACGAAGATAATTCATTAGTTGCGAAAAATAAATGGTTAATTAATGAAAGTAAAATATTAAGCGAAATAATAAAAGTACTAAATAAAATAGGTCTAAAAATATCATTGAAAAATAAAAAAGTAGAACAATATTATGCTTTACCAAATATAAAAGAAGAATTTAATAAATTATTTATCGACGATGAAGACCCTGAAAATATAAAAGTAAAAAATATGGATCTTTTCCAAAGAAGAATATTGGGAACATTAAGTTATTATAAAACAACCGGTTCAGATGTTTTTCCAACTATGCTTCCAGAAACTATGCGTCATATGAATATGACCAATCATCAATTAAATAAATATGTTGAGGTTCGGCGAAAAGAAATGGATATGGATGATAGAAAAAAAAGATTTGGTAATAAAAACGCTGGAGATCTTAATTCGGTATATCGTGCATTCAGTAGAATGATTTGTAATTTTGTATTTCCAGATGATATAGTTCGTGCTTTTCCACAAGATATTAGGTTTGTTATGAAAAAAGAACTTGGTAAAGATGAAAGTAAATCGTCAAATGATGTAGATGACGCAGATGATAAAAAAGATATAAATAAAGCTGTAGCATTAGCATATGATAAACAGCTATCGCAAGCAATGGATAAACTTTCAAAAAGTGAAGCACTTGATAAAGGAAACCTGAAAAAATATTATAGTCCAAAGTTTGCACAGATGTTAGATGATATAAATACATCTCCTGGTAGCGTTCTTGTATATTCTCAATTTCGTATGATAGAAGGATTAGGTATATTCAAAGAGGTTTTAAATAGAGATGGGTATATTGAAATTAATATAATTAAAAATGAAGAGTTTGGATATATAATAGAAAACGTTGATGTATTTGATGAAAAATATGATAATAAACGATATGTTGTTTTCAATGCTGATAGAACTAAAACAAATATATTAATGAATTTATTTAATGGTGAATTATCCCTATTACCAGACAATATCAAATCACAATTACCTGATAATATAGATCAATTATATGGTAAGTTTGTTAAAACTATGATGATTACACAATCTGGGGCTGAAGGTATATCATTGAAGAATGTAAGACGCGTTTTAATAACTGAATATTTTTGGAACTCTGTGCGTATTGATCAAGTAATTGGACGGGCTGTACGAACTTGTAGTCATAAAGCATTGCCTAAAGAAGACCAGAATGTTGGTGTGTTTATGTATATAATGAAATTAACAAAAGAACAATTGATCAATAATCCAACATTGCGAAAAAAAGATAATGATTTAACAACAGACGAACATATATTAGGTATTGCTAAAAAGAAAGAAGGATTAATTAATATATTCTTAGATATGTTGAAGGCATCTTCTATGGACTGTGTTATAAATGCTAATAAAAATAAACCATTGCAAAATGGTTATAAATGCTATAATTGGGCTATAAATGCTAATGATAATAAACTATCTTATACTCATAATATCAAAGATGATAATAAAATACAACAACATCAAAAAATGCAGAAAATTAAAAAAAATAAAGGTTCTGTTGTTTCAAGAAATGGAGTTAAATATGTTTCAATGAATAATAAAATATATGATTATTATAGTTATATAAATGCCGGTATTTTAAATGAGATTAATATATAAATAATAAATTATATACATTAAGAGTATATTATATTAATAACATAATTTAAATGGAAGAATGTAATAAATGCATATATAGAAATAGTAAAAATTTTGACATATGTAAAAGAAGTTGTTCATTAAAAAGTACAAACTTTTGCAGATATCATATGAAAACGAAGTTTCAAGAAATATTTAAAACTTATTATTCTATAATAGGAAATAATGATAAAATAATTATTAATGATATTTATAATATATATAAATATGTTAATGATAACATAAAATGCGATAATGAGATTATATATAAAGAGGTTTTTATTGAAATGCTTAAATATATACCTTATAAAAACTTATTAAAAATAACATTACAATATGTTAATAATAAAAAAGAATTATATGATTTTTTATATAATATAAATAAAAATACTTATAAAATTAGTAAAAGCATTGATATAAAAGTTATAATAAATGCTCAATCAAAAATACAATATAAACATTATACCAAAAATGATTATTTGCACAATTGTATAAATAATGAAGAATTATTTACTTGTGATAACGTAGTAGATATACCAAAATCAAAACTTTTTATATTAACTATTAATAATATATCATATGCTTTTGATGTTATAGAATTAGATTATTTCGTAAGAAGATGTATATCAGATAATGTACATCCTTATAATCCATATACACGAGATATATTATGCGAAAAAGAGTTAAAAAAATTGAAAATGTTTATAAAATATAATAAACTTTCTATAAAAAATAATGAATGTATATGGGAAACAGATATGCATTGTTATACAGATCTTTCGATAGAAATTGAGAGAAGAGGGTTTTATAATAATCCTGAATGGTTTAATAAAATGAAAACAGGAGACTTCTTAAAAACTATTAAATATTTTAAAGACTTTTCAAATGATATAGAACAAAGTAAATTATATTTCAATAACATAAATGCTGATACATTATGTATTGACTTTTGTAAAGATGGAATAAAAATGTTTCGCGAATGCAAAGAAGATTTATATATTTTATGTTGTAATTTTATGAAAGCGTTGGCATTATGTTCAAGCGATTTTTATAATAATATTCCCGACTGGGTGTTAAATGTACATACAAACTCACATATTATACATTTACCAAATAATAATTATAATAATTTTAATAACTTTTTATTATATTATTATGTAGAATATATGTAATAATGAACAATTATAATAATAATTATATTAAGCATGTACCCGATTTTGTTTATAATCCCGCAACTATACAACAACAACAACCTATAGAAGATGATAATAAAAAAAACTTTAATAGCTATATATGTAAATTTAAAACTGCTTTTTATTCCTCAATATTATTTATAATGTTTTCATTACCAATAACATACAAAATATTGGATATGTTGGCTAAATTATTATCAAAAAATATAGATATTATTAATGGAGATTGCGAAGAACCTCAACCATTGGGGAGAATAATAATGGGGATTTTTGTAGGTATAATATTATTTATAATATAAAAAAATAATTGTTAGATAATATATAATAATATATGATATGTAATGATATGATATTTAATATGTTATGATATGATATTTAATATGTTATGATATGTATTATGTTCTTATGCTTTTTTTACGGCTTTCTTAACAGCTGGTTTCTTTTTAACAGGTTCTTCATCCGTAGGAGTTTGAGTTTCTTCGGGACTTTTATGAGTTTCACTTTCTTCATCTTCATCATCGTCTTCTTCAACTACGATAGGTTTTTCACCATCATTTGAAACTGAAACAATATTTTGTTGAACTTTTGAAATATTGTCGTCATAATCAATATCAATATCTTCTTCGTCTTCTTCTTCTACATCATCTTCGCTATCCAATACAAATGCCAATTTTGCGGTATTAAGTTGTTGAAACTTTCCTGATACAACTCTCCAACTACAACCAAACATACCAGCAGAAAACCAGATACCGTTTAGCTGAATGATAAATTGTGCTCTTCCGCCTTTAAGATTAGAAACATATTCATTGAAATTAATTTCATTATTATCCATATCATATGAGTCAAATCCAAACTTATCTTCAACCGTATTATATGGGAGTTTTGCCTTAAAGGTAGGAGGATATTTGTCAGCATAATCTCCAGTACTTTTATCCTTATCGCGTTTAATAATAGGAGTAAACATATTAGCTACTACGTCTTTTGAAATAATCTTATTTCCTTTGAACCAGATAAGAGAGTTTTTAAAAGCATCATCAATAATTTTTTCTTCCAATTCTTTCATTTTATCGTGAAAAGATTTAATCTTGGGATTTTCATCAATACCTTTGAATGAAACAGTAATATCATATTTTTTCTCTTCATCTTTTGGTGCATCACTTTTAATATATTGCATGTTATCATTAACTCCATATGGAATATTCATAACCGGAGTTTGAACGTTAATTTTTGAACCTGCATAATTAAGATAAACCTGTTTAGCACCAGAAGGCAGTTTTTTCAATTCAGAATATTTAATCTTATCAAGGTTGATATTCTTAGGGAGGAGGACGCTGTTCATTGTTGTATATGTAACCGTGTTATTCTTTATATAAAACGGATACTATCAATTTTTATTTATTTACTATAAAAAATTAAAAATTAAAAAAAATAATTAAATAAGTTAATAATATGGTTAATAAAAAGGTATTAACAACTGAAATATATAGATATAATAACAAAGAATTTCCAATATATAAAACAAAAAAAGGGATAAAAATAATAAAAATAAATAATAATTTTTATAATATTTATGATAAATCGATAAATGAAAAAATAAAAGATGAATGTTTTAAAGAACTTTTAAAAGAAGAATTAAATGAGGATGATTATATTATAATTTAGTTATTAAAATTGTCAATATGGTATAATCGTAAATGACTCTTCGATTATAAAACAAACTAAACTTTTTGAGAATGTCTCTATATCAATTGTATCTATTTTCATTTTTTTATTATAATCACGGATTGCATTATCAATTCCATAATACATTAGAAAGTTGTTAGTTTCATAAATTGTCATAATTCCAACATAATTATCAACATAATCGCGAAGATCTGATTTAAGAATATCTTTGCTTGAATGAAAACTATCATCGCAATAATAAATATTATCATATATCTTTTTGCAAATTTCATATGAACAGTCGTGAGCATTATTTGAAATAATACATTTAAACATTGTTTCTAATAATACAAATGTCTAATGTATGTATCATTTTTTATTATTAAAAATTTAAATTATATACTATAATATTATAGAAGATGCCTATAAAAAAAGATGATATGATAATTAAATTAGTAGAACATCTAAAAAATAAAGATGGAGTTTATTTTATAGAAAAAATTAATCATACAGATGTTATTCACGATAAATATATTAGTAAATGGTTAAGTTCTATGTCTTTAAAAGATATAAAAAATTTATATGATAATCTTGTTTCTGTTAAATCTCCAGATAAATCTCCAGTTAAATCTCCAGTTAAATCTCCAGTTAAATCTCCAGTTAAATCTCCAGTTAAATCTCCAGTTAAATCTCCATTGAAAAATAAAGTTGTTAAAAAAGTTGATAATGTTGTAAATTATGAAGACTTTTTACCATTTGATACAGTACGTGAGGCAAAAAACTTTGAAGAAACTATTTATCAATTAGTTGATAAATATAGTCGCAAAAAAAGTAAATTGCAAAAAGCAATTATGGTTTTATCACAATTATTTAAAGATGATATTATAAAAACTATAGATTATAAACATAATCTTTTTGAAGTTAAAATTGTAGATTATTTATCTCTTCGTGAAGATACTTTATTATATATAGGTATTGTTATATCTAATGGAGAATTGATGGGGAAAAAGGTTATTGTAAAGGTTCAACCAAGAATACCTCCTTTATACAAAAAAGAAGATGTAGATAAAAAAAAAGGTATCAATTTAAATTTCGGGTATCAAGTAACTACAGAATCGTATATAATGTCAACATTTTCAAAAAGTTGCAAAAACGCATTAGTTCCCCAAGCATATTCATATACAGGTATTAAACCTATAATAGAAGGGGATATTGAAAGATATGTTTTGATATCTGAGTTATTGGGAAATGATTTATCAAAAGTATTGAAGGGTGCTACCGTTGAAAATATAAAAATAGCAATGATAAAGTCTATTTATGCATTAAAAACTATACATAGTTGCGATTTAAAAAATAACAATGTATCTTTCATACACAAGGATATTAAGCATGAAAATATAGTTTTTACTGATTCGTCATATAAAAATGTAAAGATTATTGACTTTGGTACTACTGAAAATCTTTTTGATAGGGATGGAAATAGAAACATGAAACCGCGAACAATGATTGAAGGGTCGCCATTATATATGGCTACAATGCAACATATTACAAGTTTAAATGATTATATGGATGACTTTCAAGCTTTTGCTTGGATGATATTAGATCTATTAGGAGATAAACCTATTGGTTATGGAATGTCTTGGGCGAAAGTTACTAATGTGAAAAATGCAAATAAAGAAAGATATGACAAAAAAATAGAGTTTATGAAAAAATGCAATGAACGTAAGTATGTTTCAACTATTGAAAATGGTACATTATCCGCTCATAATATATCAGTAATTGGGGAACTTGCAAATTATACAGTAGAACGCGCTGATAAAGTGAATAAGTATGAAACAGATTTAAAAATTACAAATGGTCATTGGAGTGCTTATTATACTATTTATAATGAAAAATACTATACGGACATAGAAAAAATAATAAATAAGTTAAAATAAATATATGTTGTTTAATAACATTTGAGTACATAATTATATATTTTCTATAACTTTTAAACTTTTCTATATATTCTTGGAATAATTAAATTATGTACTCATTTTATTTATTACCATTCTTTATAACTTTTTGCAAAACCTTAAGAATATATTTTGAGTACATAATTATATATTTTCTATAACTTTTAAACTTTTCTATATATTCTTGGAATAATTAAATTATGTACTCATTTTATTTATTACCATTCTTTATAACTTTTTGCAAAACCTTAAGAATATATTTTGAGTACATAATTATATATTTCTATAACTTTTTACAATTCTATAATATTCTTTGAAAAAATAAATTATGTACTCATTTTATTTATTACCATTCTTTATAACTTTTTGCAAAACCTTAAGAATATATTTTGAGTACATAATTATATATTTCTATAACTTTTTACAATTCTATAATATTCTTTGAAAAAATAAATTATGTACTCATTTTATTTATTACCATTCTTTATAACTTTTTGCAAAACCTTAAGAATATATTTTGAGTACATAATTATATATTTCTATAACTTTTTACAATTCTATATATTCTTTGAATAATTAAATTATGTACTCATTTTATTTATTACCATTCTTTATAACTTTTTGCAAAACCTTAAGAATATATTTTGAGTACATAATTATATATTTCTATAACTTTTTACAATTCTATATATTCTTTGAATAATTAAATTATGTACTCATTTTATTTATTACCATTCTTTATAACTTTTTGCAAAACCTTAAGAATATTTTTGAGTACATAATTATATATTTCTATAACTTTTTACAATTCTATAATATTCTTTGAAAAAATAAATTATGTACTCATTTTATTTATTACCATTCTTTATAACTATTTTGCAAATCTTTAAGAATATATTTTGAGTACATAATTATTTATTTTTATTAATTTAAAACTTTTCTATATATTCTTGGAATAATTAAATTATGTACTCATTTTATTTATTACCATTCTTTATAACTTTTTGCAAAACCTTAAGAATATATTTTGAGTACATAATTATAAATTTCTATAACTTTTTACAATTCTATATATTCTTTGAATAATTAAATTATGTACTCATTTTATTTATTACCATTCTTTATAACTTTTTGCAAAACCTTAAGAATATATTTTGAGTACATAATTATTTATTTTTATTAATTTAAAACTTTTCTATATATTCTTGGAATAATTAAATTATGTACTCATTTTATTTATTTCCATTCTTTATAACTATTTTGCAAATCTTTAAGAATATATTTTGAGTACATAATTATTTATTTTTATTAATTTAAAACTTTTCTATATATTCTTGGAATAATTAAATTATGTACTCATTTTATTTATTTCCATTCTTTATAACTATTTTGCAAATCTTTAAGAAGACATTTGAGTAGCGTAGCACATAATTATTTATTTTTATAACTTTCCAACAATTCTATAATATTCTTGAAATAAAAAGATTATACTCTACGCTACTCAAATAGTTTGATAACATTATTAATAAGATTAAATTAATCAAATATATTTGTTAAAAAAAGAATATATTTGTAAATTTAAGGTTGTATCCACACAAAATAAATAATGTAATAATATACCTAATAAAATTAAAAATATAAATATAGGTAAAAAATGTATTTTTAAAAAATAAGATAATATTATTGCACCAATTAACGTAAATATTACATCCATCAAAGCATAATTTAAAAACCTATAACTATGAATGCCTTCATTCTCTTTGCCAAAAATATGTCTATATTCTTTAAAAACACACATTTATTTTAATATACACATTTATTTTAATATACACATTTATTTTAACTTTTTGATAATAGTTTCTATATCTTCATAATATTTTTCATTATAATCACTATAATAACCATTCCATGGACCATTTGTAATTTTTAAATCTGTTTCATACTTATTCATTTTATCCGCACGTTCTAATGTATAGTTAGCAAGTTCGCCTATTACTGATATATTATGTAATGATAATGTACCATTTTCAATACTTTTAGCATAATTAGCGTCATTGCATTTTTTCATAAACTCTATTTTTTTGTCATATATTTCTTTATTGGCATTTTTAACATCGCTAATTATACCCCATGGCATTCCAACAGATATAGGTTTATCTCCTAATAAATCTAATATCATCCATGCTATTGCTTGAAAGTCGTCCATATAATCAATAATACTTGTAATATGTTGCATAGAAGACATATATAAAGGTGTTCCATCGCTCGCATATATTGGTTTTAAGTTTCTATTTCCATTCCTATCAAATATATTTTCCGTTATACCAAAGTCTATAAGTTTCACATTTTTATTTGTAGAATCGGTAAATACTATATTTTCATGTTTAATGTCGTTATGTATAAATGAAATTTTACCATCTATGATATTGCACGAATGCATAGTTTTTAAAGCATAAATAGACATTATAGACGCATTTCTAATATTTTCAACAGTATTTCCTTTTAATACTTTGGATAAATCATTTCCCAATAACTCAGAGATCAAAATATATCTTTCCATATCTCCTTCAATTAAGGGTTTAATAAGTCCGTAAGCATATGATTTAGGAACCAATGCATTTGAACAGTTTTTTTCAAATATACGCATAGTATCATATTCCGTTGTTATTTGATAAGAATAATCTAATTTAATTTTGTTCTTCTTATCTATATCATCTTTTTTGTATAATTCTGGTATTCTTGCTTGAACTTTTACAACAACATTTTTTCCTTTTAATTTTCCGGCTGATTGTACTACACCAATATATAACAATGTCTCATTTCTTAAAGATAAATAATCTACAATAATTACTTCAATATCTTTATAATTATTGTCTTTCATAATGACAATATCATCTTTAAACAATTGCGATAATATCATAATAGACTTTAGAAGACATTTCTTTTTACGATTATATTTTTGAACAATATCACCAATTGTTTCATTAATGTTCTTAATGGTTCTAATAGTTTCAAATGGTAAGTATTCAATCGCGCCTTTAACAATATCTATTATTGGATTAACAATAGGTGGTTTTATTTCTAACATTACGTTTTTATCAATATTTTTCAAAGGAGATTTATCTGGTGTCTTTGATTTTTCCAATATAACATTATTATATAGACTTTTAACATCTTTCAATGTTAGAACTGATAGCCATTTTTTTACATATTTGTTATGAATATCATTTTTATCATTAATTTTTGATATAAAATAATTTACATCTTTATTTTCAAAATGTGTTACAAGTTTTTCTAACATATTATCTTTTTTATGTGCCATATTAATATTTTTTTAAATTTATATAATCATTTTTTAAATGATAATAAATAAAATGAGTACATAATTTAATTATTCCAAGAATATATAGAAAAGTTTAAAAGTTATAGAAAAATATAATTATTCCAAGAATATATAGAAAAGTTTAAAAGTTATAGAAAAATATAATTATGTACTCAAATCTATTCTTTATGTTTTGTCAAATATGTTTTAATAATGATAAATAAAATGAGTACTAATTTAATTATTCCAAGAATATTTGCAAAAGTTTAAAAGTTATAGAAAAATATACTAATCATTTATCAATAATACTAATCCTGTGAATATTAAAATTAAGCCTAATAATTGGTAATATGTTATTGTTTCGTTAAAATATAAATAAGATAATACAACTGTTATTGCCGGATAGCATGCTATTATTATTGTACTTATATTAGTATTATAATTATCTAAACTAGAAAAATAATTATATTGTCCAAATACATATACAAATGCCGTCAATCCAATAATTAAAGCAAAATATAAAAATGAAAACTTGTTTTTTATTATAACGTTTATGTCTTTCTTAAAATTGACAAGGTTATCGCCCAAAGATAGAAGTAATATACAAAAAATTGCTATTAATATTTTACTAAATATTAATAAAGATACAATATGAACATTTGTTAATAGCAACGACTTGTATAATATAGGTATAATACCAAAAGATAACGCTGTTAATAAATGTGATATCATAAACTCTATTATATAAAATTATATATTTTTACACATTATAAGATATACATATCGATATTAAGAACCTTGATAAAACAAGAACAACTCCTATTAAAATACCTATTAAACATTTTACAATAAACATAATAACTTCGTCTAATATATTTATCATTTCGTTAATAACAAAATTTTTATAATAATTTTGCGTTTCTTTAACCATCGTAGAAGTATAAAATATTTAAAAATAATATATCAATTTTTTAGATATATTATAATATATTAGTACATATCAATATTTCCATTATCTCCTAGCAAATAATAAGGGTTTTCTTTTAACAATGCTTCATATTTTCCTTTTTCTTCGCAAGCTATATTATATTTTTCAATATTATACATACAATTACTAAACGTATCTGAAATATATTTACATATATATGTTAAACACATTCTAATATAAATAACTATAATATGTTTTATACGCGTCTATAACATTTAAAAAATGATAAGTATAGTATATAATTAATAAAATTATTATGACAACGAATTATATTATGCCAGAAATAAATAAATATGTAGCAGGTGTTGATGAAGTAGCTAGAGGAACTTTTATAGGACCAGTCATAGCGGCTTGTGTTGTATTACCTTCAATTTTTCCAGATGAAAAATATAAAGAAATAAAAGACTCTAAAAAATTAACAGAAAAAAAACGAGACGAATTGGCTAGTTATATTAAAAATGTAAGTATAACATATGGTATTGGTGAGGTTTCTCATACAGAAATTGACAAAATAAACATTTTAAATGCTACTATGAAAGCAATGCATCGTTCTATAGATGTAGCTTATAAAAAACATAAGTTTGACCGTATTCTTGTAGATGGACAACATTTTAAAGGATATGTTCCACCGGGATACGATGAAGATATTATTGAATATGAGTGTATTCCAAAAGGTGATACAAAATATCTAAATATTGCAGCTGCTTCAATATTGGCTAAAGATTATCATACAAAATTTATAAAAGAGTTAATTGTTAATAATCCAAATCTTTCATTGTATGAAATTGGTAAAAATAAAGGATATGGTACAAAAAAACACCACGAAGCATTGATAAAATACGGGATAACAGAATATCATAGAAAAACTTTTGGTATATGCAAACAATTATGAAAATTATTGAGGATTTTCGTGGCAATCCAAATGACTCCATGATACATTACATGCTTTGGCATATTCGCATTTTAATTTATCTTTATTAAATATATCATATTCGAGAGAGTTTAAAATATTAGGATAAACCTCACTGCATATAAGAGGTTTTTTTTCTTTGTAATTAAATTCTGTTCCTGCAAATAAAGAATTTTTTTTCAATACCTCCACATCTACTTCGATACTGTCTTTTAAATTTGCTGTTTCAGAATCATATATCCCTGTAATTTCAGCATAGTTTCTTAGAGCAGACGAAGAAGGTAAATTATTATATTCGTATTCCGCTGTTTCTGGGTTTTTTGTTGCAGTTGTATACAAATACATAATATCTTTATCTGAAACAGTTTCAAACGAAGTTTCATTTAGGTATCTCCCACTCATATGTGATGATGGATGTAATTTTGTTACATAAGTTTCGTTTTTCATATTTTTAATGTCTGTTTTTGTACTTCCATAAACATTTCCATCAGGAACACATTTATGATGTAAATCATTTGGTCCTATAGTAGATACATATTTTTTTTCTTTTATTTTGTCAAATAAATCATCTTTTGCGACAGACTTTTCTAATCTCCAATAGTCAGGACAAACAGAAGATGTTACGGCTTTACCTATTTGACGCGGTTTAAGATCAAAAATAGCGCTTATAAGATATGCTATAATAAATATTGCTCCTACGACATATGTTAAAATAGCAGGTAAAAATGTATTATATACAAATGTTTTACCCCAATCTGTAAAAAATATTATGTATAATAATATTAATGCGGATAGACCATAAATAATACATACCATCATAGTTCCTTTATACATATCTGTTTTATCTTGCTTGAATAAATCAAGCTCTTTTTTGTTTGGAATAAAGGGTACTCCAGTTACTTTATCTAATTCTAAATCTTTTGGGTCGTAAGACCAAGCGGCATCTCTATAACCAGACATAGTATATTCTATACTTCTATAATATTATATTATTTTAAGATTATATTAGAGTATTTATATGTGTTTTATATTTAATGAAATTTTGTTATTTCGAGTGTTCTCATACCTTTATTTGATGGTAATATAGACCTATCAAGAGGCATAGGCATTGTACTAATATCTTTTATATACTGTCGTGATTGTTTAATATTCGTTATGATTTGCGGAACAGCCCATATTATTACACGCGTATTTAAATCAAGAACTTGTTCATTAATATTTTCAGGAAGATTTTTACCATGTTGAAAATAAATAGACCTCATTATTATTCTTAATTCATCGTCACTTTGTCTATTTATATTAATATCACCCATTGTTTCATTTAATATTTTATTTCTAATTCCAGATTGCAATAGGTTAATATTCGGCATAGAGAAAAAAACTTTTGAAACACCCGTGCAATTTAAGTTACGGGATATTATATTCGTTTGATATTCGGTTGCTTCAATTATAGACTTTTTTATTTTATAATCTTCTACATTTGACATAGCATTTACACGTCCGTTTATTGAATTATTATTTTGAAACGAAACATCTTCATCTAATTCTAAATATTCCATTCTTCTTTAATATATATATTTATTTTCATTTTATATAGTAGTATAATAAACATATGACTGATTGTAAGGATATAACATATTGTTCTGAATCTTTATTAAAAAAATATAAGATAATAAAAAAATCAACAAGCGAAGAAGAAAAAGAAATAGTAAATATAATTAGTTTATTTATAGACAAACTAATTTTTAATATATCTGCATTAATATCTTTAATATGTTTGAAAATTGGAATTGAAAAATTACATAGCAAAGATGTTTCCAATATGGCTGATTTATTAAATAAACGTTTAACTGTTAATTCCAAGAATAAAAAAGGATATACGGGAGGTGCTTTTAATACAGCTGCATTTTACGGAGTTCATGAACCAGCATATTCAATAGATAATTTAACAAAAGATGTTATGCAAATGAATATTGAAGCGGGTATCGCAAGACCAGCACTTGGTAGCACACAAGTATTTATAGGAGGAGATCGCAATAGTCGCACAAGTATCGGAGGAACAATATCTACATTCACCGGTTGTAATAAGGTTTCTATGATTGTTAAACGTAAAATTTCAAAGATATTCAAATATTTTAAAGTTACTTTAGAAAAGGAAGCATTACACGGACTAATAACATTATTTAATAAAATATTGGAAGATTTATTTATCAAATTAGCAAATATTAAAGGTGTTATAACAGACGAAAAGGTTAAAGCAATAGTATTAAAATATAAGTTTATGAATAATTGAAAAAAATGATATATAAATATAATAAACACATATATATTTAATAAATGCCTATTATAACATTAGACGGAAATATAGGTTGTTATAAAACAAGTATTCTCAATTACTTCCACAGATATTATAAAACATCTATAGATATTGAACCTGTTGATAATTGGAATGAATATTTGAAAGATATGTATAACAGTGATAAAAGTAGTTATGACTTTCAAATAAAAGTATGGCTTGATAGATGTTGGATACAAGAAAAGTCTAATTCTATAATTTTAATGGAACGAAGTCCAATCTTCATTAAAAATGTTTTTGTAAAAAAAGCACACGAAGATAATACAATTAATGATGATGAGTATGCTAATTTATTACATTATCATAAAACAACAGATGAATTATGGCAACCATCTGGAATCATATATCTTCGTTCTAATCCAATTATGTGTTTAAAACGAATTAGTAAGCGTGGAAGAGAATCAGAAAAAAATATTAAAATAGAATATATTCAAAGAATTCACGAATTGCACGAAAAAACTTATACTGATTTAATAAATGAAAATAAAAATATTATTGTAATTGATATTGAAAATAAAAGTATATCAGATATATGTAGCGAAATAGTTTCGAGTGATATTTATTCGCATATAATTTCACAAACTATTTAATACGTATTACATTTATAAATAGGTGCTCTTGTTCCAAGAAAACAAGAATAATACAGTCTTTCATAATTTTGATATTCTATTGTTGGTGAAGATGTATGAATAAGTTTTCTATTATTAAATATCAATAAATCATTTTTTTCCCATTTAATTGTAACAATATTATTTTCAACAATAATGTATTTATACATCATTTCTCTATACAAATCACAGCTATTTTCGTGGGACATTTTATCAAACTTTGTAAAACGAAATGGGGATAACATCAATGACTTTCTTTTTTTTGTAGAATCGCTATATACAACAAGTGATTCCCTATTAAGAATACTGCTTCCTCTTCTATCAAAAATATAATCATCTTTTTTAAGTGGATTATATCCAGTATAATCAAAATATGAGTTCATAATTCCGTCATCTCCATTTGTATAAATAACATTAAAGTCTTTAATTTCTCGTTTTAGGTAATAATCAAGGTTATCATAAGCATCTTCCATGCTCGCAAATAGTGTTTCGCCACCAATAGGAGGTGTTTTTATCATATACATACTTGATACAACAGGTACAATATGTGTTCCATGCCCAACAATATCTTGATGCCATACGTGAGTATTTTTAAAAGGTTCGCTATACATCAAAGTAACGTCTTTAATTCCATGCATATCTTTGATATAACAATTTCCTCGCAGAGCGATTTGTGGAACAGTGTCAATTCTAGCATAATCAAATGGATGAATAATATCATCAGTATGTTTATCATCAAAAATTTTACAAAACTCAAAATATTCAACCGGATCAATATTTTGTTTTTTAAACATAATAAGTGGAACTGCTTTAAATAATTTTGTTAAATCTGCTTTTTCAACATCTGTTATTTTTTTAATATTAATATTAGATACAACAGCAATATTCTTTTTAAATGTTGGAAATGATATTTGATATGTATTTACCGTCATAATAAGAGTTGAAATTATAATTGTTGTTTTTACAATATGATAAAGCATTTTTGTGCTAATAATATTTTAATAAAAATAATCAATTTTTATTAGTTTTTAATATTCTTTTAAAGTTTTTATAGAACTTACCAAATTATTTTTATTTGTACCAGTAAATGAAAAAACTTCAATATTATTTTTAAAAAACTTAAAGTGTGGAATTGACTGTATATTATAATTATTACTTATTTCGTAACCATCTTCAATATCTATTTTTAAAAATTGTATATCGCTTATTTCTTCTGCTAAATTTTTTATATGAGGATATATATCATTTGATGGTTTGCAAAAGTTTGCAGAGAAAACTATAATAACCATACTATTATTTTTTATTATATTATGATAATCAATTAAGTTTGTTGCAATTAATACAGTCATTTCTAATAATCTTATAATCAAATTATTTTGTACTATTAACCGCAAAAAAATAAAAATATATAAAAAATGATTAATATAAGTATAAAAAGGTTATACTCTATAATAGTATAATGCCTCCTAAACAAACGAATGATAATGTTGTAAAGTCTGTTGAAGCAAAATATAAAAAATATGAACTTTTGGAACATATTCTCGCGTTGCCTGATACATATATTGGTTCTATTGAACCTCAAAAAATATATAGTTATGTATTCGATGAAGCATCTAATAAAATGGTAATTACTGAAATTGTGTATAATCCCGGACTACTTAAAATTTTTGATGAAGTCATTGTTAATGCGATTGACCATTCAATGAGATTAAAAGCTGAAGTTTTAAAAGGTAAAGAAGATATTCGTCATGTTAAAAATATCAAAGTTACAATTGATAAAGAAACAGGAAAAATAACAGTTTATAATGATGGAAATGGAATTGATATTAAAAAACATAGCGAATATGGTAATTTGTGGATACCAGAACTTATTTTTGGAGAACTTCTGACATCTACGAATTACGATAAAGAAGAAGAAAAAATATGGGGTGGTAAAAATGGTTATGGTTCTAAATTGGCTAATATATTTTCAACTGAGTTTATAATTGAAACAGTTGATCATTATTCAAAAAAGATTTATACTCAGACTTTTAGCAAAAATATGACAGAACGCGATGTTCCTACTGTTAAAGCTTGTTCTAAATCTCCATATACGCAAATAACATTTACACCAGATTATAAAAAGTTTGGAATAAATAATATAACCGATGATATATATAAACTTTTTCATCGCAGAGTTATTGATGCATGTGCAACAACCGTAAAAGAAGTAGCGGTAACATTTAATGATAAAAAACTTACCGTTAAAGACTTTGAAAAATATTGCGAACTTTTCTTAGATAAAAAAACACAACCATGTATTTACGAGGCATCCGGTGAAAGATGGGAGGTTTCGGCATCTATTTCAAACTCTGGTTCTTTTGAATATATATCATTTGTTAATGGTATAAATACTGTAAAGGGTGGAAAACACTTAGAATATGTTACAAATATGATTACGAAAAATCTTGTTGATATGACATTAGCAAAAAAGAAAAAATCGGTAAAGTCTCAACATATCAAAGATAATTTAATCATATTTGTAAAAGCAATTATTGTAAATCCTAGTTTTGATTCACAAAGTAAAGAAACACTTACAACTCCTGTTGCTAAATTTGGTTCTAAATGTGAATTGAGTGATAAGTTTTATGAAAAGTTATTTAAAACTGGAATTATAGATAAAGCTCTTAGTATAACTGAATTTTATGATAAGAAAAAACTTGTTAAGACTGATGGTAAAAAAATCTCTCGCATTATAGTTCCAAAACTTGATGATGCTAATTTTGCCGGCACTAAAAATAGTTCTGAATGTACTCTTATTTTAACAGAAGGAGATTCGGCTAAAACTATGGCAATTTCCGGATTAAGCGTAATCGGTAGAGATAAGTATGGTGTATTTCCTCTTCGTGGGAAGATTCTTAATGTAAAAGATGCTACTCTACAAAAAATATCAGACAATGCGGAAATAACAGCAATTAAGAAGATTTTAGGTTTAGAACAAAATAAAAAATATACAGATGTTTCACAATTAAGATATGGTTCTATAATGATTATGACAGATCAAGATCATGATGGTAGTCATATTAAAGGTTTGATATTTAATATTTTCCAAAGTATGTGGCACGAACTTTATGAAATATCCGGATTTCTAACATCTATGCTTACACCAATTATAAAAGCATCCAGTCTTAAAAAAGATGTAATTGAGTTTTATAATATGTCAGATTATGAAAAATGGTGCGAGACCGATGATGCTAAAAAAGGTTCGTGGAAAATTAAGTATTACAAGGGATTAGGTACTTCTAATGACCAAGAAGCGAAAGAATATTTTAAAAATATGAAAAAAGTAACATATAAATATGATGATAATGCCGACGAGGTTATTGATTTGGCTTTCAATAAAAAGAGAGCCGATGACCGTAAATTATGGTTAGCAAATTATGATAAAGATAATGTATTGGATTATAAAAATCTTAATGTTGATTTTAAATCATTTGTAGACAAAGATTTGATACATTTTAGCAATAGAGATTTACAAAGGTCTATTAATCATATGTGCGATGGTTTAAAAGAAAGTACAAGAAAGATTTTATATTCTTGTTTTAAAAGAAAGTTATATACTAATGAAATAAAGGTTGCACAGCTTTCAGGTTATGTAAGTGAGGTTTCAGCTTATCATCACGGCGAAAATTCACTTCAACAGGCTATTGTTGGGATGGCGCAGATTTATGTTGGTACAAATAATATTAATATATTAAATCCAAGTGGTCAATTTGGAAGTCGTTGTCAAGGAGGACAAGATGCTTCGTCAGCAAGGTATATTTTCACATTATTATCTAAACTTACAAAGTTAATATATAAAGAAGAAGATAATGATATTCTTACATATCAAAAAGATGATGGACAACAAATTGAACCAGAATTTTATATTCCTGTAATTCCAATGGTTCTTGTAAATGGAGGTATTGGTATTGGAACAGGATATTCTACAAATATTCCTCAATATAATCCAAGTGAAATTATTGAAATTTGTAAAATTATATGCAATATGATAAAGATTTCAAATGTTGAAGTAAAAACACACGATGATTTAAGTAGCATTTATGATACAATTCAACTACTCGATATTAACGACCTTGTACCACATTATCTTGGTTTCAAAGGAACAATTGTAAAAGCGGAAAAAAACTCATATATTAGCAAAGGTGTTTATAGGTGGATTGATGATGAATGCGTTGAGATAACAGAATTACCGATTGGAACATGGACAGAAGATTATAAAGACTTTCTTGAAAATATGATTACAAGTGGATTAAACAATTTAAAATACATTGAAAATCATTATACGTCAATGAATGTTAAGTTTATTTTACATTTTAATACAAGTGTTAAAAATACTATAGGAGATAAGTTTGAAACATTATTTAAAATGCAATCCAGTAAAAATTTAAGTATTAATAATATACATTTGTTTAATAAAACTGGAGCTATTGAAAAATATGAAAGTACGACTGATATTATAAAAGAATGGTCGGAAACTCGTATTCTCAAATATTATGAACGTAAAATGTTTCAAATTAAAACACTTGAAAAAGAAGCAAAAATATTGAGTAATAAAATTAGATTTATATTGGACATTATTTCGGGAAATATATTGGTTATGAATAAAAAATTAAGTGATATTACAATTCGTTTAATTGAGTTAAAATATCCACCCGTTGATAATAATACTAGTACTGCTGATGACGAAAATGAAGATGTTGGAGATGCTGGTGAAAAAAATAATAATTCAAAATATAATTATCTTCTTAAAATGCCCATTTCACAATTAACATATGATAGAAAAATAATTCTTGAAAATGAATTTAATATTGTAGATAGCAAAATTAAAACATTGAGAGATACTAATATTGAAACATTATGGTTAGAAGACCTAAATGAATTGGAGAAAGGATGGGTATTACATCGCGACAATACACTAAAAGATTATGACAATGATCTTAAGGGAATTGTTGAACCAAAAAACCTTAAAAAGAAAGTAGCTAAAAAATAATCTATCAAATATACAATTTATATAATATAATTAATCATTTTTATTCATTTTAATATTTTTTTTATTTTCTATAATTTTAATATCATCTTTATAACTTTCATAACCGCGTTTATTAAAAGTTGTATTTTTACAATTAGGCGATAAAGTATATATATATTCAGAGTGATATTTAACTGGTCGTAAAAATCTATTAATGCGATTGTTATTTATATTTTTATTAATATTATCAGCCATACTATTATAATGTGTATTTATACTATTATATATTATATTATTATAAACTATTTATTCAATATTTAACAATCCTTTTTTGAGTACATAATAATATATTTCCATAACTTTTAAACTTTTTTATATATTCTTAAAATAAAGAAATTATGTACTCATTTCATCCATTACCATTCTTATTAATATTTTGCAAATTCTTTAAGAATAGATTTGAGTACATAATAATATATTTCCATAACTTTTAAACTTTTTTATATATTCTTAAAATAAAGAAATTATGTACTCATTTCATCCATTACCATTACTAACAACTTTTTGCAAAACTTTAAGAATATATTTTGAGTACATAATTATATAAATCTATAACTTTTAAACTTTTTCTATATATTCTTAAAATAAAAAGATTATGTACTCATTTCATCCATTACCATTACTAACAACTTTTTGCAAAACTTTAAGAATATATTTTGAGTACATAATTATATAAATCTATAACTTTTAAACTTTTTCTATATATTCTTAAAATAAAA